CTTCTCCTCCTCTGACTGATTGTCGTCATAGGAAATGTTGCGCATTTCCAGATTCACTGGGGGCAACAAGGTGGAAAGCAGTTGCTGACCAGACCATAAGGGGATTGGTGTCTTTATTACAGGCTCAGGAAGCACACCGTTCCAACGACTGGCCCAGATAAGAAGATTCATTGACTCACGCTTGTTAAATAGCACCTCTGGCCTGGTGAAACGATTTACACCCACCAATGTATCTTGAACCACTGAAACAATGGGCTTGGATTCCCTGGGGCCTACAATCTGTAAGGGAACGGCGGCAATTTCCTTGAGTTCTATGGCCGCCTCTATTGACTGTGGGATGTGGGCATTCATTTCATCACCGTCAAAATCTGCATTATAAGGCGCAGTAACGGAAACATTTAGACGAAAGGTGTTGTAGGGCAACACCTTGGCCTTGTGACCCATCATAGACATTCTGTGTAAGGAAGGCTGTCTGTTAAACAGCACATCGTCGCCGTCCATTATGTGCCGATTCACAATATCGCCTGGAAAGAGTTCAATGTCTTTGGCTGACACATGCTTCAAGGAAATAATGCGCCCATCTTTTGAACGAACAATGGTCTTGGCACCAGGATAACGATCTGGGCCATTTTGAATGAGCGCATACATTCGCTTAATATTTAGACTGGTCACACGTTCTGGGTGGGTCAGATTCATGGCGATTTTAAGAGGGACACCCAGTTCGGCCACGGAAATATTGGGATCTGGCGTAATAACAGAACGTGCGCTGTACTCAACACGCTTACCCTGTAAGTTGTTACGAATACGCCCCTCCTTGGAACCAAGACGCTGTTGAAGGGACTTAAGGGGGCGACCTGAACGTTGTGCCGATGGCGCAATACCTGGGATTTCGTTATCAATCAGAGTGGCAATGTGATATTGAAGAACATTGGTCCATTCATCAATTGCCTTCTTTTTCGCATTTGTGGTGATTTTTTGCTGAAGATTGATATTTGTCTTGATAATGTCTATCAGTTTTTGCGTCAAATCATCCTCTGAACGCTGATTATTGTCCTGTAGTACACTGGGGCGCACTTGGGGTGGGGGAATGGGAAGAACTGTACACATCATCCAGTCTGGGCGACACCAGAAACGGTTAAATCCCATGAAATCCACATCCTCGTCGCTAATACGGCGTAAAATACGGTATACGTACTCCGGCTCCAAATACCGCTCAATGACCCCATCCTTAATACTGGTTCCAAGTTCCGTGGGAAGATTTGCGCCATCCAGTTCTATGTCCTTCCACTCTGCCACAATACGACAAATATCTTCATCACGATACTTGGAAGGTTGCCGTGCGCCACAGCCATCCTCAATATCCTCACCACAACGCTTGATATTGCTACAGAGTTCCAGGACCTGCTTCCAGCGGGATTCGCCCTTGAGCCTTAATAGATTCTTATACCGACTCTTATCAATACGGAGTTTGCCACACTTAATACATACACAGCGCAAAACCTTCATGACGGTTTTGAAGAATTGGATGTAGTAAACTGGGCGTGATAACTTATAATGTCCGAAATGACCAGGACAGTTGTGATTGTTAAGGCCACAACTTCTACAGAGTTTTCCATTTTCCAATACACCCATCCGGGGATCAAACAGACCGCCGATTTTTCCATCTGTAACCTGAGGGCTTGTAATTTCAACCACAGAGCGCCGTGTTACCTCTTCTGGACTGAATACACCCAACTGAATTCCAACAATTGTTTCGGATTCGCTTGAATTTTGTAAATAGGGCATCAAACGCTATCTGTTTATTTAGCGCTTTTTTAAAGTGCTTTTGTCTGCGTTCGCATTTCAACTTATTGAGAAAATGTGCTAAAAAATGAATATTATTGTGTTTTCTTTAAGTTATTTTCAAAATGAGTCTTGAATTAATCATGGGGCCAATGTTTGCTGGAAAATCGTCGGAACTTCAGTCTATTGTCAAAAGACATACGGCAATTGGGCAAAATGTGCTGGTAGTAAAGCATTCTATTGATGTGCGTTATCTAACTGTGTCTGATAATAGTTCCAGTGAAATTATTAACCATGATAAGCACCGATGCTCTGCAGTGGCATGTGAACTCCTATGTTCTTTACTTGGCAGGGATGACTTTATTAATGCTGATTTGATTATTATTGATGAAGGACAGTTCTTTGAAGATTTGGTGGAATTTACTTTAAAAGTCGTAGAAGATATAGGAAAGGATTTGATTGTTGTTGGTCTAGATGGGGATGCCCATAGGAAGCCCTTTGGACAATTATTGAATCTAGTGCCTTTAGCAGATAGGGTTAAAATACTGAGTGCCTTGTGTATGATGTGCGGAAATGGCTCTGTTGCCCGTTTTAGTAGCGCAAAATCAAAGAAGGTTCTGGATGTTACTAAGACCGGTGTTCCTAATGTTGGCGATGATACATCTTATATGCCCCTTTGTAGAAAGCATTATTTAGAGGTTTCACGGGATTTACAAGAATAAATTGGGTTTTACGAAAGATTTATGTTAAATTTTTAGTAAAAAAACATTTTATAAGATTAGCCCATAAATATTTATAATTTGGGGTAGTTCTTTTTCCTAGTTGTTCTCTTATTCACTTGATTCTGTTCATATTTGTATTTATTATTGATGTTTTGTCTAGTCATGGGTCCAAGTTCCTTCCAGTTAAGACCGCCATTTGCCAAAGACGATTCTTGCCAGTGGTATGGTTTTTCCATGGACCCCTTCATGTAACTTGGGCCGTCGTTAATCATGCCTTGTAGCGGTCCCTTATTGATTGGTATAAAGGGCTTCTTCACATTGTGATATAACTGTGTGCGTAAAATTTCGTTATCAATGCGCTCAGGCACATTTAACCATTTTGGGTCTACGCCCTTTTTATAAATACGGGGGTCCTTTAATGGCACATTCATGCCCAATTTACGACCCTGGTTGGCAAAACTCTCCCACTCTAAATTAGGCCCCTTTTCAGAAACCTCTGGTAAATGAACGGACCAAGATTCCGCTGCTCTCCACATAGGGGTGTTTTGTCTAGGCACCTTTTCACGGATTAATCCTGCTTTTTCATCCTTGGCTATAAATTTTGCCTTATCGGCTTCACTATATCCCTCATAATAATCTACTATTTCTTTGGAATCGCCACGCAAATAGGGGTTCCATGTCTGAACTTCGGGAGGCGCAACCCATCGTGTGCCTTCCTTGGGATCAAACGCTCCTTCAAACATTCCCTTTACACGACCGGGGTTGGCTTTGGGCCAAACAGGTTCATATGCATGTCTATACTTATTTACCCATTCGTACGTATTGCCCGTTGTTTGAGATGTCCAACGGTTAATAGACGCAGGACCGGGACTGGGGGTTGGAGTAGGATATACATTTAAACGCCCTTGTCTAGAAGGAGGAGGTATGCTTTGCGCATAAGCAGGTCCAACCATATGTGTTTGTGCTTCTGGACGGGCAGCACTGGCTGTTGCAGCAAGAGCTGCCATAGTTAGACCTTTAACGCCACCACGTTTTGCCTTTTTAGTTCTTCGCTCAGGCATCTTTATCTATAAAAAGAATATAGTTTTTTCATAAAATTTGATTCTATAAAAGAAATAAATTTAACTTATAAAAAAATGGACCAGTTAATAATATATCGCAATAATCGCAAACAGGAGGGGGCAGATATTTCAGAGTTGAGACGGTTGGATGATAAAATTCTTTCATTAATGGATCAGAAAAATACATTTGAATATAAGCACATGAAGATTTCAAATACCAACTTTGAACATAAGCCCAAACATATTGTACAAATAAAGGCAAGGGTTATGCCCGATAAGATGTATACTGCGCCCGTAGATCTACTTTCTGAAACTGTTAGCGATTTGAAGCGTAAGTTGGGAATTGCAATGGAATGTCCTGCTTATACATTTCGGATGATTCACAAGGGTTATCATTTGGAAGATAATAATCGCCCTTTATCTGAAATTAATTTGAGTGAAAATGATATTATTGGTATTTGTAAAAGGGTGGTTCATAATGGGGACGAATGTTGCTTTGTGAATTATAATATGCTCTGTGATGCGTTTGCCAGGAAGACCGTTGAACCCCTTAAGGGACTGGATGGGCGTGAACTGCGTATGCTTCTTGCTATTTTGGGCGTTGTTTCTTGTAAGGATGAAACTACCAAGATGTTGGCAAACTATTATGTAAATTCAGATTGTAGTGGATTGCTAAATGCAGCCCATACGGTATTGCCGGATTCACCTGCCAATTCTGTTGTTGATTCAAACTAGATTAACTATCGGGTAAAATTGAATTGTCAGATATAAAAATATTTTTTTAGGTAAAATGAAAGAAATTGTTATAGACGAAGTTATTTATCGGATTGGCAAAGATGCCAAGGATAACACCCAACTTATAAAGGATTCTCAGGCATCTTGGACTTGGTTCCATCTAGAAAAATTTCCATCCTGCCACGTTATTATATGTAAGGATGAACCCACGATTCTAGAAATTAACAATGCTGCGACACTTGTAAAAACCAATAGTAAATACAAATTCAAAAATATTGGTATTAACTATTGTAAAGTAGACAATCTAATTCACGGTTCAAAAGACGGCTCTGTTCATTTTGTAAGTAATAGACAGGTGAAATCTATCTATTTGTAAATCTAACATGTACATTGAACATAACTGTTTCGTCCTTCAATGAAAAGCCTTTTTAGTTCATAAGAGGGAAAAGTTAAAGGCAAGGCTATACTGGTACAATTTGTAAGCAATGCCCCATAATTTAGTGTTGGATGTTGTTTAATTAATTCTTGCGTTGTGTTATAAAAATACGCACGGGCCTTACTTAATCTAGTTTTATCTGATGCGTCCATCTATTTTAGATAAAGATAATTTTTCACCGGGTACTGTGTAATAAATTTGAAATCACATTTTGTTCTATAAAATAGATTAAAATGAGCCAATTAATTACAGAACAGGGCTATTATGAAGAATCTGCCCCTTTACAAAGAAGTAGCACCCGTTACGCTGTAACTGAATGTGTATTTTCTGCTTCTACAGATTATGCAAAAACTGTTATTGTAAGTAATCCTGATTATGGACGCATGTTATTTCTTGATTCGGAGTTACAATCATCTTCATATGATGAAAATATTTATCATGAGACACTTGTACATCCGGCTCTAAATGCGCTAAGTCGTATTGACAATCGGGTTCTTGTAATTGGTGGCGCAGAAGGGGCTACTGTACGTGAAGTACTTAAATGGGACCAAAAAGTTAGACGCATTGATTGGGTTGATATTGATAAGACTCTGGTTGATGTTTGTAAAACCCATTTACAATATGCCGATCCACATTCGGAAGTGTATAAAGAGTCAGGTAAGGTGGAATTTTACGCTGAAGATATAATGGTTTTCTTGGCAAATTGTACTAGACCCAAATACGATTGTATTATTATAGATTTACCCGATCCGGACCCCTTAGGTAATGGTGATTTATATAGTTCAAAGTTTTGGACAGGAATCAAAAATGCTCTTTTACCAGGTGGAACAATCGTAAGTCATGTTGGTCCAGTAGAACCAGGGTTTGGTCGCCAACCTGGTCTTGATTTTGTAGTAAAGGGTACTGAAATGGTTGGTCTAGGAGCAGGTAGAGCATATCACACATTTATTCCCTCTTTTCAAAGTGAATGGGGCTTTTGGATGTGTGGTTCTTCTATAAAGGAGTTTTCCGATAAAATGGTTTCCAAATTTACAGTAATCAATTCTGATTATCAGAAAACAATCTTTCATTGGGACAAGCATTGGAATTGCGGCACATAAGAAAATATTCTATTAACATATTAATGCGATGTTCCATAGTTCAATACACGAAGCAACATGCTGAGTGTATTGGCTTGGCTGTGGAATTTTTATTAAATAAATATAAATGTAATCAAATTGATGTATTAGTATACGAAAAAGATAATTTGGGAAAAGAGTGGTTTGAATTTTTCAAAATTAATTACAAAGGAATTGTTAAACTTGATAAAATAACCGAAATTACTGGTGTTTACGATACGATGTTTTTTTTGACAAGCAGTGATTATATTTTAAATTCCGGTTCTCATAATGCTTTTGGTTTAGTACACCAGGCTGACAAAATTATTAATTGTAAGGAGTTTCGTAATCTAAGTATATGCCCCTTTATAGGTGGTTGTGAATTAATCCCTTTTAATTTTAGATTTATGCTAAATAAATACCCAAAATCGCTGTTTTATTCCGATATTGATTTTTTTGTAACTGGGTGGCAAGAACATCTTGATTTAGATACACTTAACGATTTATTAAAAAAATTAGACATTAAGTGTTTGTATATTAGCAAACGCTATGAAACACATAAATCATATTCTAATTTGATTTTTTGCGAAAGAATTACTACTATGGGACTTATTGATTGTTTTTTACACAAAACATGTATATTTATTCCGAAAATGGACGGCGTTTATATGAATGAACGCATTAGTGGATGTATCCATTTATGTTATAGTTTTGGAACAACACTGTTTCTTCCATATAAATGTAAAGAAAATTATCCAAAATGTGCCAATTTTATTGGCTATGACAAAATTTATGAAATTTTATAAATTCTGCGTTTATAATATAATGCCCGTTCAAGCCTGTGCATCTCATGCTACTTTAATGAACCTTGTTAGTAAAACAAGACAGAGTTTAAAAAATAAGGGTTCTGCCGGTGCTGTTGCTTTGGCCGAATTTAACGATAAACTCAAGGAGGCAAATCAGTGTGCCATAAATTATCCCGGCAGACGTGATCTTATTGCTTCCTGTAAGGCTCACACTGTAAATGAGGCGCTGTGGGCCGCTGGAGTTCGCAATGCTCCTGTGTCCAACGTTTCCTGTAATGGTCGCAAGGGACCCACTGCAAACAGTCCTGAGGACTGGGCCGGTAACATCTTTGTACCCGCAAAGGGTGGTCGCAAAAGTGCCAAATCCCGGCGCTCTGTGAAGAAGACTAGGCGTAATAAGAAGTACTAAGGCCATATTCTTACAACTGCCTTACATATTGGACAAGTTGCTTGTGATTGGTCGCCAATAGGTACTCTTAGTCGGACCTTATTTAGACAACTTATACATTTCCGTGTATAATATACTGTATCCATTATATTATATGTATTATGTGTGACTTTAGGCCAATTCATTTCTAAAAATTAGTATATTTATTTGGGATTTTTATGTGAATTGAAAGGTAGTAATGGATATTCAGAATTGGTTCGGACTTCACAATGGTAAAATTATTGGCGAACCGCCATCATATGTTGATAAGTCTAAAGAACCTGGGCGCACTATGATTCCTATAGCCACACCTACACAATGGTTGATACGCTCACCATTTGTTCTTATTACAAGCCCAAATTTTGTATGGGCATGTATTGCTCTTTCTACATATTATTACTTTCCCTATAATCTTAGTTCTGTAAGTAGCCCGATTTCATTGACATTTATTCAAGAGCGTTTTCCCATTTGGTTTTCTTTGGTGGTTGGTTACGATCTATTCTGGCACGTTGCGCTCTATGGATTGGGTCTTGGAAATCGTCCGTTTATTCGGAATCGTCCTTATAATATAGATAAAGTTGCTCATAATGTGTTTTGGACTTTGTCCGGTATACTAATTTGGACGTTTTTTGAAAATGTGTTCTGCTTTTTGTGGGCAACAAAAAAACTAGCATACGCACCCGATTCATTTAGTTCAATCATAACTGCGCTAATGCTAGTTCCTGTTTGGAGAAGTATACACTTTTATTTTGCTCATCGGTTTCTTCATTTTGGTCCGCTTTATCAACAGGTACATTCATTACATCATCGAAATACTGATGTGGAACCGTTTTCTGGTTTATGTATGCATCCAGTAGAGCATTTATATTATTACGCGTGTATAGCACCTAGTCTTTTATTTGTATGTTCTCCATTTGCCTTTTTATGGAACGGTGTTCATTTACTACTCAGTCCTGGGGCCAGTCATAGTGGGTATGAAGATCATTTCCAGAGTGATGCATTCCATTATCTACATCATAGATATTTTGAGTGTAATTATGCAGGTACAGATGCGGCATTTATGGATGTGTTTTTTGGTACATTTCGTGGAACACTTGCCGATTCCGATGTAGGCGATGCCAGAGAAGATGCTAAAAGTACTCTTCGAACAGTACCAAATAAGGATTTTATTTTATATCTTGGTGGTTCGGCAACATGTTGTGTTGTTTGGTACAGCACAATTCAAATGAACATGACAGTGTTGCAGTCTTTGGCGGTTTCGTCACTAGTTGGGTTTGGTCCAGTTATACTTGCGATGCTCATGTCTTCGTCTGGTACATCTGTTAAAGGAACCCCTATGAATATGTTTGGAAATATACTCCATATTACGATGGGTACGTTATTCTGTAGTATCCCAATAACATATATGTGTTGGTTGGTGCTAAACTAAATAATAGTATGTTAAAGTGGTATTCATTATAAACAGGCATTTTTAGTCGTAATATTTTTGTATATGTTTATTAATTTCCCAATGATATCCCCATCGTCCTAATATAATTCTTTGTGAATTTGACCCTATTTGTATAAAGCGGAAAATAAAGGACGTCAGCATTTTTGTTGTATTTACTTATTAGTTGTACTAATATTCAATTTTATGCCGGTTTTAAATCTTATGCGATCGAATTCAAAATGCGCTTATAAATTTAAAATTTTGAATTCTTATTCTTTAGAAACAAAAAAACAAATATGGTGGTTCCTGGCTCCAAAGTTCTCATGGCAGACTTTACATATAAGTTGATTGAAGATATACGGAAGGGTGATAATGTGTGGACTGCTACCGGTGACGGAATAGTTGAACATGCCGTTGAAATTGGTTCCATGGATCCATATCGATCCATGTGCAAAATTGGCGATTTGTGGATTACACCGTATCACCCTGTTTTAGTAAGTGAAACATGGGAATTTCCAGCCACTATTTCTCCTGTTACAGATCGTGAGGAAAGGAATTTGTATAATCTTGTTCTGGACCATGGACACACTATTCAAATCTCTGGTGTTCTAACTTGTACACTGGGTCATGGAATGTCTGGCGAAATAATTCACCATCCGTTCTTTGGTAATAAGGAACGTATATTAAGTTGTCTTTCCGTTTTACCTGGATTTACTATGGGTCGCCCAGTATTTACTAACCTTGATACGTTGAAGCAAGATGGCATTGTTTCTGCTTGGTATAACAAGGATTAAAAGAATCAATGGATGTCATGTACGTGGGAGATTGGCGTTTTACATGTGGTGCGATTTATAATAGCCTACGAAATGATGCGCTTTGAATATTTATTATTAAAATTAATAGTAATAAGATGGATGATTCTGAAAGAATCTTTTTGAATTATTTGAAGATCAAAGAAATAAAAGAGAATCGTAAAATAATTCAAAAAGGTGGAATAATAGAAAGAGTTAAGGTTGGTATTCATAATATTGAATACGATCTACGGATTAACAAAAGCAGGAAAAACAGGAGAAACCAAATTGACCTAATTGCTTTATCTACTGCTAAATCCGATGAAAAACAACCGTGTTTTATTATGAGTATTAGTCCCGGTTATGAAAGTGTTCTAATATCACTAAGTAGAGGATTGGGATGCTTTCTTGATAAAAGCGATGATTCTGCCGGTATTGTTTTGGCTGCTTTGAAAATAGCAAAAATTAAAGACGCTAAAACATTTGAATTTACAGATAATTCTGTTAAATTTACAGATGGTAAAAAGATCAGATTGGCGGATTTATCATTTTTAACAACGGGGAAAACGTGGTATGAACATATATTAACTGGTATAAAATTGGTTGATGTATATGATAGAAAGGACATTGAAGATTCACGTAATGTTGTTCTACAGAATAAATGGAGTGACGTTTATAAAAAACTGATTGATAAAAATGTATTTACAAATTTTGATACGGATGGAATAGATATAAATAGTGAAGGTTCGGCAAAAATGGTGTTGGAACGGGCCAAAAAAAGTAAATTGTACGCCGATTTTTTTCAAAATCACATGGGGGCTTTAATTAAATGTAGTGGGATATCTTCTTTACATGAAAAACATTGGATAATGGATGTGATTTGAATGATTTACTTTATACTTTATATTTTTGACACAAATTATTACATTTTTGCCTGAACAATAGTTTTAATCCAATTTAAATCAGTATCATAAGCCAAGCCAAATTTAACTTGCAATGCCTTTTCTATTGTTGTTTTGTTTTTATCAAATGATAATAAACGCATTTCCAAATTGTTTAAAATGGAAACATTCTCTTTTGCCGATAATTTTACAAATTTTGCTATATCATCGTTTGAATTTTTAAGAAAACCCGAACATTTCAACAATACATCACGAAGTTTATCACTGGATAAATACGGACGATGTGCTTTTGGACGAATAAGTGGCGTCTTTGTATTTGTATTATATTTTTTCTCCATTGCTTGAATATATTTATTAACTATAAGATTTGGATCTGTTTTCCAGAACTGTCGCTTCACATTATTAAGAGCGTTAAAATATTCTACAGCATCAGATTCAGTTTCAACAATTTTTTCACGGACTGTTAATGTGAAATCCGGTTCACATACAGTATCTCTGTAATATTCACGAATAACGGATGCCCTGTGTTGCCCATCAATAAGATAAGACTGTGTTAGTATATCACCAGATGCGGTTGTCTCTTCATATCTTACAATACTATAGTTTGAGTCAAGTAATCTAATATTATCTCCTATAGCCATTTTGATATTTGTCGCATGTTCATTATCAAGAATACGATTACCCTTCCAAACTGGAATTGTAATCAATTCTTTTGCCGACATTATAATTAAAGTGGAACCATCATTGTATTTGTGTAGCATCTTTTTAAATTATATTATTTTTATATTTAGTCAATTTTTCTATAAATTGTCTGATAAAATTTTATTTGTCTAGACTAATGGGTATTTTTAACAAACAAATACGTAAATAATTTCTTTACGGGTCTAAAATAAGTTGAGTTAAAAAATAATTATATAATATTTATTCTTTTATTACCCAGTCTGATTCGGGAATTATATTATCATCTAAAACACTATGAACGTTTATATCTCTCACCGAATATAATACTACACTAAAATGCCCACCATAATCCTCTTTATCACAATATTTACAATTATACATATCACAATCATATAACAGAATTAATTGAAAAATACAGTGTTTATATTGAAACAACTTTCTATATCCTAAAAACATAAATTCTATTTCATATGGATTGCGATATGGTTTCCAATTTTCTATTTTAAATAGTTCGTTTGTTTGAAATTCCTTTTTGATCCATTGTACAAGTTCACGTTGAATTTGATTGCTATATTTTTCTCTAATTTCATCAGCGGCATCCCGCAGTCTACACCATCTATACCCCACATCAAAATGTTTAACTTTGTCTTCACCATCAAACATATTTTCAAATTTGCGAATAAGACCATCAAATAGATCTTGACCTTCCTCCGCCACTATTTTCCAATTTAATATAGTGTTCTGGTTCATATGTTTTTCCATGTACGTTTCATTTATTGGATTTTGGATACTCTTAACATTCCGAACCCCTTCTTGTTCAGGTAACACAACATTATTTCGTCTCAGTTTTTGCGTGGTGTTATTTTTTTTTAGTGTAATTATATTATCGGCATGGGCCGATTCTATTTGATCCATTTTTTAATTACTATATTATATATAGATAACTTTGAAAATGCTCTTTATATTATATTTTTATAATTACTTATCGGGTAATCTGGATTAGATTTAATTCGCCCAAATTACAAATTATATGTATTATTGGGAAAACAATCAATATTAATAAATTTAGCGACGTTTAAATCGATAATTTATTTTTTAACACTATTATATATGGACCCGTCTGTATTAACGGTTTATGAATGCCCTTATCCTAAATTGCGTCTTGGTAAAAAATATGACGGTGGTTACATAATAGCAGATGTCCCGGACATTAAATACCAAGTGATATTAGCTGGTGGTATTAAAAATGATATTTCATTTGAAGAAGATTTTGTGAAAAAGTACAATGCAAAATGCTTTGCTTTTGACGGAACAATAAATAAACTTCCAAAAGAAAATAGTAATATTACTTTTATAAAGAAAAATATTGGATCCGATAACACTGAACAACTTACAAATTTACATGATTTAATAAATACAAATGAGAATATTTTTGTAAAAATGGATATTGAAGGTGGGGAAATACCATGGATAAAAAGTTTAAGCGACGAACAAGTTAATAAGTTTGACCAAATAGTAATGGAATTTCACAGGCCTTTTTCAAATAAAGAAATAGATGTTTTTGATAAAATAAATAAAAACCATTTTCTGGTTCATTTTCACGGAAACAATTGTTGTGGAACTAGAATACATAAAGATGTAGTAATACCTAACATTTTTGAGTGTACATATTTACATAAAAGATTTTTTGTAAATCCTCCCAAGTTAAATACCGATTTAATACCAAGTGAATTAGATATGAAAAACACTAGTAAGCCTGAAATTTGTATCGACTATCCTCCATTTGTAAATAATAAACCGGTAATTAAACCTGCCTCCATTTTAATTGGGCGCAAACTAATTTAAATTTCATATGGGTAAAAGTATTGTGATTATTTCTATTCTAAGTTTTCTGTGGCTTCAACCAATCCGGTAAAGGCGGTACTTCTGATTGAACATATCGTATTTGTAATTTGTCTATATAATCCAATATTTTATTGCTGTCATTTACAGAAATTGGTCGTTCTTCAATGACTAATTTTTCTAAAAATTTAACTATACCATTACAATCAAATTTCACATGACATTGATGAGACATTAAAGATATATAATTTACCAAGTCTTCATAGATAATCCTATCATACTTTTCTATAAAATGTGATTTTTCAAAGTCCATGATGACTGGTAAAAATCCCATGACTTCTAATGTACCGAAATTACCGTAAGAAATTTCCGTTTGTTTTGACTTTTTCATTAATACGTTGCCTAAATGTAAGTCTCTGTGAATAAATCCAAGCGTATTTTTAGAATATATTAAAGTTAAACATACATGTTTAATTACATTTTTCATTATGTCAAAATTAGAGCGGTCCCAATGCCAAAAATCTATACGACCCTCTGTCATATAAGGCATTATAATTACTGTAATAGATTCGCCGTCTTTTTTACATACTTCCTTTGTTAGATTGTTCAACCTTGAAAAATCATCCAAGCATCTGAATATACAATTAAATGAAATAAATGTCGGCAATTTTAACGATTCTAACTTTTTAGCTATTGCGTACTCCTCTTCTAATTTATTTGGGCCAATTTTGGCAACAATATTATTTCTCTTATCTATTAGTCCAGTATATATTTTAAAATAATCTGATGTATGATCGAATTTTTTTGTTAATTCCAACCAGTCTTTGGTTACTGGATTTTTTTCTATCCTTTCCTTACAGTCAATGTTAAGTTTCATTGATTTTCGTTCTTTATTTTTTGAGTTTTGATATGGAAATAGTCGTGTTGCCATGCATATAGTAATAATAAAAACTATTATCTTAAGGTATTGTGGGACTTGTTCTCTCATTCTTTGTAAAGTTTCAAAAGCAATTGAGGTCCTATTTTATACCTTAAGATTGTATCTTATACTATAATAGGAATGACCACCCAATTTCTTAAAACCAAAGCGGGTATTTTTAAGGCTATAATCAACGATGATATATACATAAATACAAATACCCGTGAACAAAAACCAGTAGGTAAATTAATTAGCATCGGTGGTAAAAACACATGTGTATTCATAAAAATATCAAATGACTCAACTACTGGACGCCTTGAAAATGTCAAAACGCTTGGTGGTGGTTGTGAAATAAATGATAAAATTATCAGCGGTATAAACACAATAACGATGGTAAATTTAGCATTTACTGTCGTTAAACAAATTGCCCCCCACGTAAAATTATTAGAATTAGACGATGCTTCCGTGTTTACTTGTTATTTAGATGACGGTAGATCATTTGGCATATCTTTGGCGTTATACGAATTAGCATTTCATCAATCAACGTGGTACGAAAGACATTTTGGTGCTAAACTTCTTACACCTTCTGCAGAAGAAGCCTATACTAAGGCAAAAGCAGGATTTGATTCTCCCAAGCCTCTTTTTTTCGATTTTCCCAATAATTTAGAAAAATTGTTAATGCCTATCTATACTAAAACAAGCACATGGAAAGATTTCTTTGCTGAAATTTATAAAATAGACAAGAAATGTCGTATCATGTTTCCTTGGTACAAAAAAGCAGTTACTCTGGCAATGAACGGATTTTCATATGAGGGGCAATTTAGGGTTATTGATATTTATAAGATTCCCAATGTTAAATATAAAGAAATACGAATAGGCGGAGATAGAAAAAGCAGAAAGTCTAAATTTATGGAATATGGCGAACCTGATGATTATTTAATTCAAAAATTAAATTACATACAAAATGACGAAATATACAAACTTAATTTTACAAAAGCAGATATAATAAGTAGTTGATATTGAATTTTCTCTGGTGAAGAACACACTGTGTACCTTTATTCGGTCCTATGTTTATTATTGCTTTACATAACGCCATTTTATAAATGTCGGTATATAGATAAAATCACGTTTCATTCCAATATTATGATATAATTTTGCCACTTTTACGTGTTTTTGTATGTCTGAAATTCGTACACATTTTATAGTGTATAATGTGTTTAACCATTAAACTGTGATTGTGCAGATTGTCTGTTTGTAATCTATACCCATTTGATTCATACAATATTATTAACGATTCATTTGCTGTTCGTAAATGTATTTTATTGATTTTATGTCTAAGAGCGTATTTGTCTATGTCAGACAATATAATTTTACCCAATTTATAATTTGTTATTTGAGTACATAATAGTTCAACTGACATAGTTTTATATTCTGTTTGGGAATTAGGTACACCTTCTTCGTGTTCTCTCCATATAATAAATGCTATTATATTATTGTTGGCATCTTTATAATAATAACCGTAATTAAATTTATTAAACGATTTACGAATATATTTTTCGTTTAGCATATTTCTACAAATAGTATTTGCTTGGCTTCGGAGACTCTTCACAACAGGATCCATTCTATGAAAAATTGTTCTGCTCAATCCTTCTGGCAATACAACAGTATTTGATCTAAATTTTAGTGTATTATTTGTAATTATGTTGTTATTGTTTTTGTTTTTAGTACTAACTGTATTGTTATTTATTAACATGTCTGATTCTATTTGAACCATTTTTTAAAATTACTATATTGTATATAAATATTTTAAAAAAGACCTTTTATATTGTTTCCCATAACTAATATAAAAATAAAGATTACTTATTTGTTTTTTCTCCTAATATTCAGAGTGTGTAATAGTTCCTTTACATATTTAAGAGCATTTTCTGCCGTTTCAAACATAACTGTACTTTTTAATGTTTTATGCTCATCTTCGGTAATCTGTTCTTTTACTGTTTCATAAAAGTCATTTCCGTTACTTAATATATCATAATATACGCCTTTAGATTGCCATTGTGTTCTCTTTTTTTCAACAATTTCATTTTTCCGTTTGGCCTCTCTCATTGGATTTCTCATTCTTGGTAAAGTTTCAAATGCCGCTGTATCCTTCCATAACTCAGATATTGCTTTTGCCTTTTCTAAAATAATGTCAAGTGATAATTCTTTTTTCAAAGTATTACAAGTTCCACAACACGGTTTAATATTATCAATGTCATATGATCTTTTTGTATTATCAACACGATCAAGACCAATACCTTTAGCATCCCGATAACCACAAAGATAACACGGCAGCCGTGTTAATTTATCCCAATCTTCTTGCGTGATATTCATTTGTATATTTCTCTTAGACTCCGTTTCTTTTTTATAAAATTTAAAATTATGATAACTGCTTCTTCCATAGTACTCTGACCAGTTCAAATAAAACTCCTTGGGTGGAATTGTTTTAGAACTTATAATATTACAAAGTTCTACAAAGAATTTGGGATGTAAATAATATTTCATCATATTACAAGTTTCACAACAAGGCACACAATTCTCTTTATCATACCCAATGTCATTGTTTATTCTATCTATTCCATTTACCTCTTCCTCTTTTTTATAATGGCAATAATAACATTTTTGTACAACAATTGCTTTAAAATCGTCAAAACACAAGTTCATAGAATAATTACGCCTAGTGGCACCTCTTACGTAATCCTTGAAGTATTGTTGAATATTACAGTTTCTCTCTTCTCTATAATTCCGTACTCTATTTTCTCTTTTCTTATCTTGTTTAACATTATTTTCGTTACAATGCCTACATATTTTACTTTCTTTATTGCGTGTAGTAAGAAATTTCTCATAAGATTTCCCACAATTTACACAAAGTTGGTTCTCTGTATTTTTGTCCTGACTAAGTACCAAATGCATATTATTTCTTTTTTCCCGTAATAACTTTTCATTTGTAGAAGCACGTTTTCTACAATTTTCACATTTGGCGTAATTGTCATCTAAAACAATGTAACAGCCTCTTGCTACATCACAATATTTGACTCCTTTCTCTTTTCCTTCGTCTAGAATTAAATCACGCAAATGTAAAGAACAATATTTTCCCTCTTTAGTTCTAAACTTACAACCGTCATGCTCACATTTGAACGGTTTAACTTTAGTTGCGATTTTCTCAAGACAACTCTTACATTTACCTGTTTTTATTACTGTATTATCACAGCCTCTGTAAAATTGGGCGCATGGAATTTTATTGTCATTAATAAGTAGTTGATATTGATAGTTTCTTTGGTGACGACCACAGAAATCGTTTTCTGTAGCAGGTCGAACACACTGTGTACCTTTATTCGGTCCTATGTTTATTATTGCTTTACATATCGCCATTTTATAAATGTCGGTATATAGATAAAAACACGGGTTCAATTTTTTGATATGTGTTTTTTGATTTTTTAGTATGTATGGACTTTTTGAAAAACATATAAAATTTTGTATGGGACTTCCCATATAATTCCAGATGCTTTAGTTAGAATAGGCCAATCCTCCCATACCGCTCATGACACGAAGCACGTTATAGTTGGTAGCATATACACGCACCTGGGCACTGTTGCTGCCACCAACGGTGTTGTTGGACAGGGTCAGGATCAGGGTGGCATTGTCAATGCGGGAGAAGTTGCAGGTGCCGCTGGGCTGGTGGTCCTCAGGCTTCAGGGCGAAGCTGTACACGTTGATACCAACAGCGGGGATGTTGGTGTGGTGCTGGAAGGGCTGCACCAAGTTGAAGTAGCGTCCATCACGCTCAGAGAACCTGTCGTGGCCGTTGAGCTGGATCTTGGCAGTCACCACGGGGTTCTTGCCGGCCAGGCCCTCCACACGGGTCACGCTGTACCCAGACTCCAGGACGGCGCGGTCCCACCAGTCGGAGTAGTTAAAGGGCTGCTGTCCCTTCCAGGGGCCTACGGTGCTGTCATCGCAGGACACGAAGGAATCACGCTGTACCACCCACACAAGCTCCTTGCAAGGGTGGTTGAAGTTCAGGCGGATCTTGTTGGCGCTGGAGGTCACGGACTCACCGCCGGTGAACTGCAGCTGCTCAATCAGGTACTCATGGGAGACCTGGGCGAAGCGGCGACGCTCATCAGTGTCCAGGTAGATGTAGTCCACGTACAGGGAGGCAGACACGATACCAGAGGCGGCCACGCGGTCACGTGCGGCGTGGCCGGAACCAGTGGTCATGTCCCAGCACAGGTTCTTGATGTCGTTGAACTCCAGGTTGATCTTTACCTCGTGGTACTGGAGAGCAATCAGGGGCAGAGCCAGACCAGGGTTGCGGTTGAACCAGAACTGGAGGGGGATGTACAGAGTGTACTCAGGGGAGCAGCTGAGCGCCTCATTGGAGGCGTTAGGCTCACCCTGGGCGCAGTCATTGTCGCAAGACTCACCGCCAACCACCAGGAGGTTCACCAGCTGAGGCACATTGCCCACCATGTCGGCGTAACCGGCCTGCTTTCCAGGCTCCTGGGTGAGCTCATTCCAGATCTGCAGCCAGTCACCGTAGTGCTTGTCGATCTTCTGTCCGCCAATCTCAAGCTCAACGGAGTTGATCAGGTTGTGGCCCACCCAGTTCAGCCAGCGGAACTGCGCACCGGAGCCGTCCGCAGAGGTCAGCTGCACGGAGGGAAGGGTGGCCTGGAGGTAGATGCGGTGAATCAAATCACCGTTACGGGAAATAGTGCAGGTTACCTTCTTGCCGAAGTTGGCAGAGCCGTTGAAGGTCTGCTCAATCGCCTCCATGGCGAAGTTTGTGTGACGGCGGTATACCACCTTAAAAAAAGTAATCTGAGGGTTTCCCGTCAGATAAATATCTTGCGCACCATAAGCCACGAGCTGCATTAAACCACCGCCTCCCATTTTTCTTTATAACTACGGCCAAGAAAAAAATGCCGGGGAGATTCATGTTTGGTGCGGAAATTCGGGGGTGGGGGATTATTGGGACCTAAACATTTAATAATGAAAACCCATATTACAATATGTCCAACTACTCGTTAAGTCAACTTTTAACTCCTCTTTCCCCATGCGAAGAGTCAAATGAACAATCTTATGATAAATTGACGACATTAGAAGGGTTTCACAATGATAGAATACGAAAATTTCAAGACTCAAAGGATTCATTGCCAGGGCTTAAAAATGAATTGGCCATTATAAGGGACAAATTGGCTTCATGGCCCATGGATACACGTTTTAACGATGACCACAAAGAAATGTTGGAAAAAGAGACAGAACTTGTAAAAATGATAAAATCTATAGAATCTGACAAAGACCTTATGAATTATTATCTTAATGTTGGAGATATCTTGTTTGGTCATTACGATACGCAACAACGAATTGCCAACGGTGATGGAACAATGGATAAAATGTCTAACAAAGTTAGAACCCCTGCAAATTCCGTTTTGTCATATTTCAAAACTCCTAAAACACATGATGCTCCAGTAATAAGTGAACGAAAAAAGCCTTTAATTAATAAAGTAACAAAGGCATCTGAAGTTATTACGGATACGGAGGGCATGAGGCGTGACAAGGCTTTGGAGAAATATTTGGCCATTGTTGAACCAACGGCAATAAAATCTGGAATAATGCCTGGTTCAGGAATTGAATCTGATTACGGTTGCTGTCCCATGTGTGACAATGAAATGTCTTTTTCACAAAATGAAGCCATGCTTAATTGCGGTGTTTGTGGGCATCAGGACTTTATTCTTGTGGATTCTGAAAAGCCCTCTTACAAGGACCCGCCCAGAGAGATTTCCTATTTTGCCTATAAAAAGATTAATCATTTGAATGAATGGTTGGCACAATTTCAGGCGAAGGAAACCACGGAAATTCCTCAGGAGATTTTTGATTTAATTCAGACTGAACTCAAAAAGGAGCGAATTTCAGACACACAGAAATTAAAGGCATCTAAATTACGTGAAATTTTAAAGAAACTCAAATTAAGTAAATATTATGAACATGTTGCACATATTCTTAACAGATTGAACGGAGTTCAGGCTCCTGTATTATCACGTGAAGTGGAGGATAAATTACGATATATGTTTCGTGAAATTCAACCATCTTTTATTAAACATTGTCCCAAAGGGCGGTCGAATTTTCTGTCGTATTCGTATGTTCTATATAAATTTTGTCAGTTATTGGAGTTGGACGATTTCTTGCCGTGTTTTCCCCTTTTGAAATCCAGGGAAAAATTGTATATGCAGGATAAGATTTGGCAAGCCATATGCGACGATATGAATTGGGAGTTTATTAAATCAATTTAATATTTTCCTTTATGGGATTTTATGTTTTATTATTTTCAATAAAACATAAAATAAATTATTGGGCTATCTTTGTGCAATGAAAAGAAATTCTACAGTATGTGGCCCAGTGTCTTTTTGAGAAGAAAAGCGTTTATAGGGTATTTGTATTCGTTTAATAGTCCAGCCATTTTCAGTAAAAATAGATATAATTTTTTCATGGGATAAAATGCCTTCGTCGTTATAAGACAAAGCAATTCGTCGTGCCGGTGTATTTTTAACTATGTCTATTAAGGATGACTCTACCTTTTTCTTGGAACTCCATTTTGATTTCTTATAACCTTCTATGGGGAGTCCAGTAATTCCACTGACATCAAAACTATCCTTGTAAATATCGGCAATTGCATTTAATGGAAAATAATTTGCACCATATTGACGTTGATTATATGGCGGGTCTAAATAAAGTAATGTATTTTCACTAATATATGTTGAATCTTTACATAATTCTTGGCTATCAAATTGTAAAACTCTTCCCTTTTTAATACTCGGGATGATCGGATTTAAACGCAGTGAATTTAAAGAAACGGGTTTAAATTCCTTCAAAAAGGCACCATAAATAGATGCCACATTTGCAACGGAATCGGCCGAACTTATTAATACACCTATAAGGTAGTTCCTTTCTTGAGTCGTATAAGATTCGGAACGCAATTTGTGTCTAATACCATCAATTTTTTGAGCATTATTTGTAGTAAAATATTTTCTACCTGCACTTTCAGAATACGTATGGGTTACAGCCCCATTGATTGGCTCTGTAAGATTTAATTCATTAATTCGTTCCAAAATTTGAGTAGGTGGATTAAACTGTGCTTCAAGAATATATTTCGCAAAATTCTCCCAATCATTTACAATAATTGTATTTACATATGGAGCAATATGAATGCTTAACGCACCTGTTCCAGCAAAAGCGTCACAGAAATGCCAATTAGAAAGGTCCGGCCATTCTTTTGTTATTTCTGTGACAATACGCGGTGCTAAAGACCGCTTACTTCCTATATAATTTAAAACCATCCCTAATAGACATAAACAAAAAAAATCTAGAAAAAACCATGGTTTAATAATCGGTTTTTGGTACATACGTCATGGTTATATCGTGAACCATGGGACTAACAATAACGAAATACTACATTTAATATTACGATCCGTAAATTCATATTTTGAGGTAATAAAGGGAAATCAAGGATTAAATATAATATGTATATTCTTTCTTTTGATATGGGAATACGCAATTTGGCGTTTTGTTTATTAGATGTTAGTGGGGGAAATTACAATATTATCAGTTGGGACAATCATGATTTATTAACTGGAACAGATGCGCAAAGTTCCACAAGATGCCAGTGTGGAGGACCGGCATCATGGGTCCATACAAATGGCATCTTAATTTGTAAAAAATGTGTTAAAAAAGAGTCATTAAAGTGCGTTCCAAAGGGGGTAACCTTAAATTTACCAGGCCTTAAGGAACTTTCCAAACAGGAAAACTGGAATTTACCGGCAAAATCAAAAAAGGATGATTATATGAATGAACTAAAAACCCGCTATTTGTTGCCTTTTAAAAAAGAGAAAATCAGTTCAAAGATCAATCTTTTAACAATTCTTGATGCTATTAACTCCTTTATAGATATACATATCGCAAATTTTTCAAAAGCCGATATTATAAGAATAGAAAATCAACCAGTGTTTGATAATCCCACCATGAAATCGGTACAAATTATTTTATTCACACTTTTGGCTCATAGACTCAAAAAAGAGCAATCTTGGGCTAACAATATCTGTTTTGTACACGCATCTAAAAAAACAGAGGAAGACAAAGAAGCCGTACATTCATACAAGGGGCGAAAAGACTCAGCCGAAAAAATGGTTTTAGAAAAGTTAAAAGAAGGCATATGGCGTGACTTCTTTTTATCAAAACAAAAACGCTCCGATTTGGCGGATGCATTTTTAATGTCCTTGCGTTTATAAAAATAAAATCACCTAAACGCCCATTATAAAACGAATACAGAACAATGAGCAATCCCGGTAGTCTTTCCGATTTGAAGAATTTTGCCACAAATATGTCAAATATTGACGACATTATAAGTCTAGATGTATCTGACATAGGGGTAAGTTCAAGTACCCACAATCTAGATATGGACTTATTGGCTAACCAAAACAAACTATCGCCCAGTCCCAAGTCAAATGTTAGTGCTGTTGCAGCATCTTCCAATGGTACCACATTTAATTTAAATACATCTCCTTCGGCTCCGTCCAGACAATTTGACAGTGGTATTGATTTTGTAAATATTGAAGACACACAAAAGACATTTTCTCTAAAAACATCCGATTCTGGTTTATCTGGCGTTGATACTATTCATATCAATAGAGGCTTACAGCCCGATTCTACACCTCTTGGTTTATTCGGCTCCAATGAAACCACTAGTTCAGTATCTGAAAATACGCTAAATCCCGTATCAAATGTACCCAAGATGTCACCTGAACAGGAATCAACTGAAAAGGCCAGTTATTTGACAAAAATTCGTCGTCTTGCCACGAAGGGTGTAGTGGGCGCTCAAATGAACATGACCAATACGTTGGAAGATATTAAATCTGAGTATAATCGGCTAATAGATAGTGCCGGATTGGAAAAAAGTATTAAATTTCAGAGAAATCTTCTTGTTACATGTGTTACAGGAATGGAATTTCTGAATCAGAGATTTAATCCCCTGGATGTAAATCTTGATGGTTGGTCCGAATCTGTAAATGAAAATCAAGAGGATTTTGATGAGATATTTGAAGAACTCTATGACAAATATAAGGATAAGACAAAGGTTGCTCCAGAAATCCGTTTAATGATGACTCTTGGAATTAGTGCGTCAATGTGTCACTTGACAAACACATTCTTCAAGTCAAAGATGCCAGGTATGGATGAGATATTAAAGCGCAATCCTGAGCTGGCCCGTCAATTTACTCAGGCAGCAGCTGAGCAAACAATGGGACCAGGATTTGCTAATTTCATGAGTATGGGTCCTGGTAATGGCACACCCCGTCAAGAGCCACAGGCATTTAATAACTGGAATGAACAGGCACCCAACAATAATCAAAATAATTCATCGCCTCCAAGCCCTCAAGTTCAAACCGCACGTCGTGAAATGCGGGGACCCAGTGGCGTTGAAGACATCATGAACGCCTTTGAAACAGAGGATAGGGGCAGTATGACCCCAACTGGATTCAATCCCCCTCCACGCTCCGAAGCCGATGAAACACAGAGTGTATTTACAAGTACAACTATGAATGGTTCTGAAGCAGGGGCTAGAAAACTTGGGCGGGGTGGTAAGCGTAAGCCAATGGGAGCAGCCGTTGGGTCTCAGATAGATTTGATTGTATAATAACTTATTAGAGAGCAGTCGCAATTTTAACAATAATTCTTAAAAATTATTGTTAAAAAACTGATATTTCCATTAAAAATTTGACACATACTGTTAGACCGGACTTAAGTATAATAATGGAGTTTAACATGAGTGTCAATCCCCGCAAAGTATATCAAGATACCAGAAATACTTCTTCACAATGGCGACAGGGTAATCGCATATTCCATCCACTAACTGAAACTCAGTTTAGAAACAAATTCAAAGTAGGAGACAGAGTTACGATCCGACTTATTAACCCTAATAGAAAGATCTATATAAGTGCTAAAATTAAAAGCATTCTAACTTATAATCTGTCCATGGGAATACTTGGCCCGTATAATATTGATAGTAAATTCAACAATATTCCATTCACCCACGTCCTTGTTCTTGACCCCTAAATTAACATTATTTCATATTCAATTGTGCGTCAGTCTAAAAATCCTCATAGTGTTCTTCTACTTTTTGTACTGCGTGTTCTGTATGAGCATCGTGATTGTCTTCGGGGGGTTCATGTGGAATTTTATTTATCTTTTCCATCACAATATTATATGAATCTTTTACATCTTTATCTACAGGTGTTTCTCTCCATCCAGGAATTAGACAGAATGAACTATTTTCATTTGCAAACACTCGTAAGAAGGCCAAAATGCCAAACGTTGTCCAAAAAGCGACAGCCAAATTTCTTGTAGATATAAACATTACACAGAATAATATAAAAGGTCTCAAAAGCGGATTTGCCAAAAACATCTCCTGTTTTTTTGTAAGTTCTAAACTTATAAAACGACCACCAAGGTTGAGAAAAAGATAAAACACCCCTATAAGATATGGATTTGCGTTAAGAACATTTATAGTGGAAGATACCGGGTCCATTTGTCCAATAGAATTCATTATTGGCATAGAGGGTGACCCTCCAACAACTTGTATTATTTGTGGCAATTTGCCATTTTTAATAGGCATTCCTACATATTGAATATATTTATTTTTAAAGTATATCTTACTATTTTGTATAGTAACATATAATTAGTATGGGCTGTTTATACAGTAATTGTTGAAATAAGATGTACATCTGATATAAGGAAAAATACTGTTAAAAATAGTAATGAGGCAACTGGAACACTGTACAAAGATGAAAAAACCAATAGACATCCCAATAACGTACGAAAAAGGGGTTCTTTTGCGACCTCTCTGAGTTGATAATCGTACTTTTGTTCAAATGGCAATGTTAGCCTGATTATTATCCAAATTAGTAAAATAATTACTCCTATTTCTATATATATATATCCCATTACTCCCTGCTATAATAATATAAATTTATGGGGCTCTTAGTTCTAGTGGTCAATAGGATAAGTAGAAACCTCCTTTTCAACTATTGCTATAGGTGTTTCATTTAGGACTTTTTCTACAAACCATTTTTTATTAGTTGTCACCCAATCTAGTGTTCCTGAAGGCTCAAAATTCTCAACTTTTCCGGGAACACTATTTTGTACACTAGTGGTTCTGGGAACAAGACGAACAATATTAACAAGACAAAAAGCAATAGCAAAAGCAATTGGCATATGTTTCTCTGAAGCCAAACCTGCCGCAAATAAAATTCCTACAACAAATACAATTGGGTTTGTTAGAGTTTTATGATATTCTTCGGGTATCCTTTCAATATTTGCACCCAGTACTATCAAAATAAATGATATTATCCAGTCTATTTGTATCGGGGGTAACCAAATTGGTAGATTGTTACTTGGCGCTGATTGGCTCATTCCTGCTACAACTGGGGGTTTTATAATTTCTCTAAAGTCCCGTAATTGGGTTTTTATAATCATCTAGCAGTTTTCGTGGGTCAAAATCATCTGGTACTTTTTCCGTTTTACCATAAATCCGCTTATTTAAGTCATACACATATAACAAACCTTTGGAAAAGTCGCTTTTTATGTATAAAAGCATCATTTTATAATATTTGGCCATTTCATCATTCGTGGGGATTTTATCATTTTGACTGTTTTTTGCCACTGAAATTGCTTCATCTATACTTGTAAATCCCTCATGGTTAGTTTTGAGCAATACATGGAAAAAATGTGCCGTTATTAATATTACACCGATTATCAGTATAATACTTGGCATATATTGTAAATTTATCATCTCTTATATTTAATCTTATTTATTTTCTCCCGGAAGGACTACCAGATAGAAAACCGTATATTAATTAGGGTTAGACTTCCAGTAAAGGGATGTCATATTGTTCTTTAGAGGAGGCATTTCAGTCTAATATAGCAGATACGGCATTACCGCTTTCAAAGCACCATGGTGAAGAACAGACTAAACTGGAAAAGGGGAAACTGAAATCACGTAAACATTCAAGCAAACGAATTCCACAGGAGCCTTCTGTTATTGAGCCGGACCGCCCCGCTCATAGACATAAAACTCCTTCCGAATTGCTCATAGGATCATCTGAAACTTCTTCCAGTGTTTCTTCGTATTTGATCGGTGCTTCAGACCCCGGCGAAGATTATTTTCCTTATCCGACAGGAGCAGGTGGAGAAGGAGAATTTGATAAACAATTTCTGTTGGAACCTAATTGGTATGAGCAATTCCATGATCGTATGCCAAATACTAAAGCAGAAACACCCCAAATTCCTGGATGGCACGTGGATGGAAAAAGCAATTTATATGAGGAAATTACTCCAAGTTACGGAAGGTCTTTACAAATGAACGAACATATGGCAAAATTAAATAAGAAAGCAATGTCTGTACCGGCGGCAGTCGGGACCGATTCCGATTTACATCGTCGTATTGATGAAATATATCAAAAGATGGACCAACTTGAAATGGCAAGGGCGGAATCCAATCATTCCGAAATTATATTATTTGTAATGACCGGTATTTTTGTTCTGTTGCTTTTAGATTTATTGTTGAAACAGGGATGTCGTGCGCTAGGAACAATCGTGACTGCGTCTGCGTTACCCCATTCCACCATGATGGGTGGCGGTATATTTAATAACCCGTTCATAGTATAGACCTGATATATAATAAAATATAAACACTTGTACAAAGTTTTTATATTCTATGTGCTAATCTGGATTAATATTGTGGTCTCTTGTAAAACTATCTAGATCCGCTGTATTACAATTAAATTATTGTCTTTGATACTTTGTTTGTTTTCTAATTTAGGTTCGGCGTTGATAGTTTGTTTGTTTTCTAATTTAGGTTCGTTTTTAGCATTTTGGGCTTTTTCTATGACGGGTTTTTTAGCACTTATTCCACGCATTTTGCCAGTAATATATGATTTTAGCCCTATTTTTTGTCTTACATATTTATCTATCGGGTCCGGCCGTAGTACTTTAAGATCATATTTATGTGCTACTTCATTCCAAACATGATCGACTATATTCCGTTCATTCTTAAATTTTAAAAATAATTGTAATGATTTATTGTTTATCCACATAGCATGAGTACCCCAAGACCACATTTTATCATCTTTTACAAAAGTCCTATTTACGCCAATATAAATTATATCATACATAGTTTTATTAATTTCAACATAATTCATAAATGATTTATCAATAATTTCACAATCGTCTTCAAATATAAGCAAATCCTCATTTTCTGGTTGATTCTTATAAATTTTGGTGTGACTTGCCCAACAGCCTTCGGCACCATTTTCCATTTTAATTGCGTCAAATACAGTGGCACCTGTTAATTCAATTAAAGATGACACTAAATCTTTTCTTTCAATACTATCATTCATATGAATGATTTTAATTATCATTATCACTAATATATATTATTATTTTTTTGAACGCATACTACATATAGTTAAACAATTTCTAGATAAAGGTGACCTTTTTAACAGAATCTGATTGTGGGGCTATATATTGCTGTGTAGTTTTTTTAATAGTCGGTTTTATCTGTTTCTCTTCATTTATCAATGGTTTGGGAGGCTCTATTGCGTTTTTCATTGTTTGAACAATCGGACTTTTTTCATTCTTATATTGTTCTTCATGTTTTCGCCAGGATATCCATAATAAATTAGGGTTAAAATACTGTACCTCAAATTTAGAATTTCTTAAATTCCAAGCAAGATATAATATACAATCACGAACATTAAATCGTGGAACACCAAGAACAAACTCGGGGACTGTGAATAACAACGACTTGTCGTTGTTTGGCATTTTTGATATTATCCGAATTTTATTATGAACATTTCCAAGTATATTGTTATATGTCTTTAATCTTAGAACATCACGTTTCTCCTGTTCGGAATATAGCGATGCCGGATCTAATTTCGGCGGAACGCCTGTACTCATTAGTTGAATCTACGATTTTGTTTATGAGTATTTGACGCTTAAACCCGTGTTACTTAGTCTAAATTAATATGGTCAAACACCTGGTATTTGCGGGGGGCGGTATTCGCTGTATCACTTTTATAGGGTCTTTAGAGGTGTTAGCAAGAAATAATTTAATAAACGAAGCAAATCAGTTTTGGGGAAATTCAGCAGGAGCGCTTGTTGCAACGTGCTTAAGTCTCAAAGCCCCTTTACCAAAATTAAGGACAATATTTGAAACAACGGATTTCACAAAATTCCGTGATATTGATCTTAATAATTTAATGACATTTGGAACAAATTGGGGACTAGATTCAGGCAACTCATTTATAAAGTCAATAAATAAGATACTGGAAGATATTAAACCAGGTGCGTCACAGTATACGTTACAGGAAATACCCAATTTACATATTACAGCAACGGATTTGACCGATTCAAAGCCAATTATTTTAGACAGTAAATCCTATCCCAATTTGAAATTAATAGATGCCTTGCGTGCATCCACCTCTATACCAATTTTCTACATGCCTTTTCGGAACCCACTTAACAATCATCTATTAATTGACGGTGCTGTAGCCTGTAATTTTCCCTGGATTCTGTTACCAAAAACAGTAGATTTAAATGATGCTATTGGATTTGATTTTAGTACACCAGATTTACAAAAGGAGCCGACCACTTTATATGAATATATACCAAAAATTCTAAATTTTAGAGAAAATTATTGGTCACCCGAAAATTTAAAAGTGAAGCATTCAAATATAATTCGGTTTGATGTTAGAGAGTTTCCATCTTGGCATTTTTCAATAGATAAAGATGACAGGAAAGAATTAATAGAAATTGGAGAAACTACCACCGAAGCATGGATTATTTCACATTCTGGGAAAGAAACTGAACAAAAGAATCATGATCCCTCTGACCAGAATACTCCTTTACAAGTTCCCCACGGGGGTCATATAAATGAATCGTTGGGTAACCACGAATGTTCCGCTTCTCACAAAGTTCCTTATTTTCATCGGCATTCACGGCAACGATCGAAACCGTTTTACCGCCGATGGTCTTTGTAGAGCCAAGTTTGTTGAATTCGGGTTTAGTATTTCTACAGTGACCACACCAATCGGCATAATACATAACAAACGAATGTGTAGAACCTATTGCCGTTGTAAATCCTTCTTGTATTCTGGAAGATATATAAAGACGATATCCAATCCATAAAGTTATAAGTACCAAACCGATATACAGCGCTATTTCAGAAGGAAATGCCGCCATGTTTCTGTCAATAATATAAGATTTTAATCTGGTGGATTTTTGCGAAAATATGAAATGTTCTTATTATTAAAAATTTAATAAGAACATGTTTATTTTGTATAATGGTAAAAGAACCCGGGTGGAGTTAATTAAAGACCCTATGTGGTCTAAAACTGATATGTGGTCATTTGGCAATATTTATGTAAAATTAATCCATCGTGGATATAGTCCGTCGGAGGCAAATAGTTATGGCGTTGCCTATGTATTGAAAAATAAATGGCCAGAAACAGTTTACAGCATTTCTGCGGAAAAAGTATTATCTGAAATTTCTTCCTAATTGCGATTCTTCATTGTGCGAAGTTGTATAATACGATTACGGGCAGACTGTTTTTTAGCACGACATGTTTTTGATCTGGAATTTGTGTTTGTACTACAATTTGAAGCAAATGCAGTTATTTCTTTACATAGTCCGCCAAAAGAATTGTGTATTAATTGTTCAGACATTGTTTTACACACTGTTTTTTCATTTTGATAAAGCCAATTTAGCATCTGCGTTTTGCCAGATTCAAGAGGTGGTCTATCTGTTTTGGACCATGCTTTACGCCATTTTTCATATGGTAATATCTGACCAAATAAACTCCACCATTGACGAATATAAAACAATCGTTCCTTATAATTCATCATATTCCATTTATTTCTTTGCTCTGGTGTATCTAAATTTTGTGGCGCATTGGGCATAGGTACTGTTTTTGTTTTTATAGATGGGGTCGTATTTGCGATCGAATAGAGAAAATCCCATCCTAAAATTTGCGTCGGCGCACACGGTGTCTTAGACCATTGTACATAACGATTGTGTATGTCTTCAAAAGTCGGGTCAGGGGTTGATAAGAGATTTTGACCACGAAGTTTGCCATTCACGTCGTTGTGTATTTTATAGAGCCAATATTCCATATCTTTATATTTTTCAGGAACCGGTCTATTTTCATAATAGGATGCTAACGAATAACGGCAAAATTTACAGGGCAATACAAAAGGTAACAGAGTGAAAAATTTTTGGATAGTTTTTTCGTTACGATTATTGAGTGGCACCGAAACTATTAAATGTAATAAATGCCATCCACTAGGGCCCCAAAAACGTGTGTCCATTCCCTAATTTATACTCATTTAAAAAATCTGTTTATCTATATAAATATGTTTCTTTCATATTGTCTAATTCGTGAAGATTCGGGAGCCTCTTATGTTGGCGCCACAGTTGATATGGAACATCGATTGCGACAGCACAATGGGGCTATAAAAGGTGGAGCCATAGCAACAACAAGCGCTCTTAAAAAGGGTCACACCTGGGAAATTCTATGTAATGTTACCGGGTTTCCCACATGGAATGCCGCTTTACAATTTGAATGGCGTTGGAAACATCTTAGCAGAAAATTACACGGAAGCCCGATGGTTAAACGAATTAGCGCATTAATTGATTTGGTAAATATGGATAAACCCACTTCCAAGGCGGAACCGTATAGTTCATATGAACCATTATTAATTAAAGTATATAAACAGTGTCCAGAAACAGAACAATTATTTAAAAGTGTTTTAGCCCATGCCGTTGTTGAATTATATAAACCAGTTGTTTTATAGGGTTTGGATACTTTATGATTTATATATTGGTGTATATCATTGACTAGTGCTTGTTGTCGTTACATTTTCAGAGTTAACAGGAATATCGGGACTAACTACACTGGCATGGGTCTTTGTGCGCAACTTCTCCTGAGCCTCCTTGTATTTGTTGATTAGTTGTTGCTTTTCATTTTGTCGTTTCTTATGAGCAGCATTCTCTAAAACTACCCATTCACAGTTTGGATTGGCAACTGCCTCATAATACATTTGAACATCATGATCTTCCATCTCCTTCATTGTGATGCCACGATTTTCACGTTCATTAATATGGCTCATCTTACAGTTTTTTGACTTTAGAAAGTAGATTATTTATCATTTCAATTTTAATATCATGGTAAGAATATTTTATATCAAAATATGGCATAAAATATTTATTAGTCTGATTTATATTATAGACCAAATGCCGCCGTAGAGGCCAACATAGGTCTTACTTGACTATTTGGTTCATATGCCGCCTTACACTGTACATTTGGCTCAGGGCAAGGTGCCACTTCAACCGATGGACATGCAGGACATGCCTTAGGCTCTGGGCATTTCACAACTGGGCATCGGGGTCTAGGACAAGGTGGGCATTCGCCAATCTTACAAGGCTTAGAGCAACTTGCTATACAAGGTGGGCATTTGGGTACTGAGGATTTCAATACATATTTAGACATATCTGGCTGGGAAGGACATTCGGTCTTTAGCATATATCTAGTCATATCGGGCATGGGGGGACAAGGAGGTATGCTAGTCTTTAATACATATCGTGTAGGGTCGGGAGGTGGGCATGTGGTCGTTGGGGGAAACATCTGATCCGGGGATTGAGCATATATTATGGTAGGCCCTTCCTTGTGCGTGGACTTAGGACATTGACATGTAGGTTTTGGATTATTACAAATGTTACACGATGAAGTTACAGCGGGTCTACAACCGCAATTTGGTTTTGGTTGCTGACAAATATTACATTGATTGCCACCCACTAAAAACCCCTCAGTATTTTTAGTGTTTTTCCCTAATAAATAGCCCATCAACAATGAAATTACAGAAATTATCGCAAATGCTGATAATATAAAAGAGAACCTGTTTGTACTCTTCATCCCTAGTGATTGCGAATAAAATTACCTATTTGATTGAAAAATTTTTGGAGCCTGTTCTTCTGTTCCAACCGTAGGTGGGCATCCAAACATCTCTGGGTACCATCCTCCCCATATTCTGCCCAAACGATTACACACCATTTTATAATTTCCACGCCAAGAATAATCTGGACCAACATCAGTTTCGGGGTTTTTAATACAGCCAAAATCTTCGGAATCTCCCAAATCGGCACCTTCAATCTGCTTACACAAAAATGCTGCCTTTTTCTTATAATCAACACCTGCTACAGTTTCATTATCAAACGAAGAGGCCGACACACGTTTCGTATAATCGTGTGGTTGTTGGTGTCTTATAAAAAACGGTCTGTCGTTATTAACAGGTTCGGGGGTTTCCACAGAATCGGACGCATAAGGTCTGATTTCATCCTTCACTTTCGTAATGGCCCTTTTATTTGCTGTCTTAACCTGTTGCTCCAGAATTTTTAATTCATGTATTTTTGCTTGAATTTCTAGTGGGGAAAGTTTATTTCTAGAAAGTTCCTTTTGGATGTGGTCCATTTTGTCTTGTATGCTTTTAAATACAGTTATTGCGGGATCGTATTCAATATGGATACCCCATTTTAGATTTTTTGCGGTTTCGCCTAATGTTCTTAAATAATCGTCCGCATTGGATTCTTGTATTGTATTTGGCAGAGTTTTTGTAGTTATTGTATCTTCTTTTTTTATAAGAAATGTGCCTAAATCACTCTTATTAAATGGAATATCATTGAGAGTTATTTTTTTCCGATTAATCTTATCTATGTATTCTGATAATTCTTGTTTAACTTTATCCAAATTTATAATTCTTAATTTGACACTGTCAGATTGTGAACGTGAATTTTCTAAAGTTCGTTTTTCAAAATCTATTCGTGTTAATGTGTTTTCCAAATCTTCCAATGTCGGCTTATCTGGGTTTATTACTGTAGGGCCGGGCATAGTATTAGGTACTACACTTGTACCTTGGGGAGTTGGAACAGTACCCATATTTGATGATGGCGCATTCACAAATGGTTCTTTTGTATGATATCTAAAATATAATAAGATGCCAAAAATTATTAAAATAAATATAAGTGCCGAACTTAACCCTCTAATCATGGTCCTCCTGTGCTTATCTTAGATTACATCCCCAACAAGGAATACTATCCTTTCGTATATATTGACTCATATCCGGCATCGGGGGGCATTTTCTTGGAACATAAACTATTTTTTGTTTAGGTTTCTCTTCTGTGTTGTCGGGAGACAAAGATGATTTTGAAACAAAGGGTTCGGGAGGTGGGGTTGTTTCAACCGGTGTTTCTGAATTTAATAAAGAAGACGGTACATTTGCTGGAAGAGTTGTTCCTACATTTGATACGGTTGTAGGTATAGTGTTTGTAATTTTAGTTGGCATAACTACTGGTTTTTCTATTGTTTTTGTAGGAGAAACCGCATTTGTTATAGGTGTAGGAATCGTATTTGGTTTAAAATTACCAATTGGTCTATCTAAGTCGAAATCCGGGGTCTTAAAAGAGCTTATTAATTTATTGAAATCTTGTGTATTTTTTGTTAATTCAAAAATATTTCCATCGGACCTGTATTTTATATCGTCATCGCCCATTACTTGAAATCTCTCTTTAATTGGCTGTTTAAATGCCTTGGACAGATACAGTAAAAAAGAAATAATTCCTATAATAATAATTATAGTGGTACCAGGATTCATTCCTCTCTGAACTTTGTTATGTTTATTTTTACGACTATATTTCGTCAAAAATTGATTATTTTATGTGATATAATATAATAAGTAAAAATGCCTTACGATTTAAGATATTTGGAAGACGATAAGATAGAAGTCGGAATTGATGAGGCAGGAAGAGGTGCCTTATTTGGCAGAATGTATGTGGGGGCAGTAGTGTTTTCCAATGAGTTGGAGGCATTCTTTGACCATGGTGCGACTCTTAACGAAATTAAAGACTCCAAGAAACTCACAGAGCGGAAACGAAATATCTTATACGATTATGTAAAAGAGTGTGCTGTTGATTATTCTGTAGAATGGTGTTCAAATACACAAATCGACGAAGAGAATGTATTACAGGCCGATTTAAATACTATGCACCGTGCCTTAGAAAATCTTGTGGTTCCTGTTCAGCGCATTCTTGTCGACGGTGATTCATGGAAGCCTTGGGCAAAAAATCCAGATGCAGAGGTTTATAAAATTATTGAGGGAGATTCTAAGTTCTTGGCAATTGCCGGTGCCGCAATTCTAGCAAAAGTAGCACGTGATCGTTGGGTTCTTGAATGTTGTGATTCTAATCCCGATTGGGATGATAAATATGGTTTGCGCAGCAATAAAGGCTATGGCACTGCAAAACATATGGATGGTTTAAAAAAACATGGGCCTACATCCTTACATAGAATGTCTTTTGCCCCGTGTTCCAATGGTCAGAAAAAGGCACCAAAACCGGTGTGGCTTGGCACTTAGTAACGTCTCCTCTGGGTGCGCTTCACCTTGCGACCGCCCTTCTTGGTCTCATTGGCCACCTTCTTGGCCACATTCTTAACGGCGTTCAGGTGGTTCCTGGTTACATTGGGGGCTACACGCACATTGGGTACAATCTTGGCCTGGGCGGCACCATTGAGGCTGCTGGTACCGGCGTTCAGAACCTTGTTGGCACTCTGAAGCGCATTGTTGATGGTGGAAGGGTTGACCTTGTTAATGTTGTTGGCCACATAGTTGGCTCCTGCTCCCACAGTCTTGATGGCTGAGTTCACTGCCTTGCTGGCGTTTTTGGCAGCACTGGACATATTTTTCAGCTGGTTTGCGGCCTCGTGTACGGCGTTCTTAGCACCGGACTGAATCATGGACTTGGGTACAGCGTTGATCATTGCGGCATTCATTCCGCCGACCATTGACGCAACAACGGGCGCACCGGATACATTCTTTGCAAAGGTGGCGGTGGTGTTGGCAATGGCGGGGGCATTTCGCCGTAAATTGGCAGAGGCATCGGACAGCTGCTTGGACACTACGTCAAGCGCATTGGCCACAGTCTTTGCGGACTTTACTGCATCTTTTAAACTATCACCGGCAGCACCAATTGTTACAGGGCTGGGGGCATTTACAGTCTGCGCCTTGGTTGTTAATCCGAGGAAATTCATCTTTTATATTCTTTACGCAGAAAAATATACACCGGGTCCATTTGATATATTTTTTTCAACAGTTTTCAGGTGTTAAAAACCCGGGTAAATATAATTATACTTGTGCTTTAGAGTCAATTAATGGCATTTTATCTAAAATCCAGATTACCCTTATATTAAAAAAGCGCCAAAAAGTAGATGGCATTCAAGCCGAAATGTCCTGAAAAATCTCCCATTTACTGCGAACAAAACACCTTATCAAGAGGTCTTTGTGTTCCTAAGGCAACGGATTGTAATATAAGGGCTAATTCACCAAGAAATATTCCAATTTACGAAATAAACCCACTAGGTTCAAAATACGGTTATAGGGATAGCCCGGACTTGGGAAAACACTGTTACTATACAAATATGACTATGACATTAAACTACACACAGAAGTTTGATGGTGCCGAAGAAATTCCTAGTAAATTTTCATGTGTAACATATAATATATGGGGTCTTCCAAAAAATAAGGATATTAAGCATCTTATCGATTTGAGAAAACCCCTTTTGGAAAAAACTATACGGGGCGTTGATGCCGATATCTTGTGCCTACAAGAAATTAGTTCTTTTGCGTATAACAAACTTCAAGGGCTCTTTTCCGAATTTAAGTTTGTCAGTGAAATTCCTTATCCTGAAAATGGAGCAAACCGAAGAAATCGTGTCGTAGATGTATTTCTATTGTCTAAATATACTCCAGCGGCAATTTATATATACGGACTTGAAGGTGTTTTAGGATATACAAATTCATTAATGGTGGTGGAATATCCAAATCTGACTATTTTTAATCTTTATAATCAAGCGGGAAGCAAATCTAGTCCAGGACAAGCGGAAAAATGGCTTCACTATTCCAGATGTCGCTATGATATTTTACAATCCATCTATGATCTGATTAAATCAACATTTAGTGGTGCCAAACAATACATAATTTGTGGCGACTTTAACTTTCACTTAGACGGAACAGTGGTTGATTGGCCTGAAATGGAAATGATTGAAAAATTCAAGCAAGATGGCTTTGTTGATACTTACAGAAATATTAATAGCGATCCTGGTTATACGGAAGATACGGATCTGAATAAGATGAGGTGGAACCAAAAACTCATTGAAAAATTCTATAGGTTTGATGCTATTTTATATAAAGGTCCGCTTACAGTTAAGAAATCTGAACTAATTGGGCTTGAAGAAATGTGTTTGTCTAAAGAAGACTCCGAATGGTTTATTGATAATTTGTCTGACGCAAAGGGCATACGTAGGAACGAATTAAAACGGTGTAAGGAAGGCATTCCAATCAATCCATCTGACCACTTTGGCGTTTTAACTTGGTTTGGTCCCAGGGCAGGTGGAAGAAAGTTAAGACAAAATAAAACTAAGAAAAATAAGGTACAAAAGTAATCTGGAATACTTAAATAATTTGGTTAGTATTAAAAACTTATATTTTAATACTAATTATGCTTTAGTTTATCTAAAAATCCAGTGCTTATTTGCCGTGATATAATTTCACCAGTGTATTCCACATTCCACTTGAATTCTTTCTTGTAGAATTATTTCTCACATTATTACGTCTGGTGGCACCAGATACATTTATTGCGGCGTTCTTTACTGCGTTAATATGATTTTTAGTCACATTCACCTTTACATTTACGTTGGGTGAAACAGAGGATTGAGCAATTCTATTTAAGTTATTTACGCCAGAATTCACAACTGAATTTGCCTTTGCTACTGCTGAATTCAGGGTTTCGGGTTTTACACCGGAAACATTCTTGACCACATAATTTGCCCCCTTTCCAACTGTATTTATTGCGCCATTTATAGACTTACTTGCGTTTAAAGCGGCGCCGGAAATGTTTTTGATCTGATTTGCTGCATTTATTATTGCGTTTTTAGCATTATTAGACATTGCGTTCTTAGACATGGCACCACCGACCATAGCATTGAGTTCGGGGCCTAATGTGGGCGCAATTGCACCAGAAAGGTTCTTCGCCACAGATGCAGCATTGTTGGCAAGAACAGGGGCATTCTTTCTTAGACTTGCAGACACTTCAGACAACTGTTTGGATACTGCATTTAACGCATCTGCCACATTGGCAGCAGATTTCACGGCATTCTTCAAAGTTCTTCCTGTATTACTTATCATTTTTGCGTTAGGCGTTGCATTTACTGTAACTGAATTTGATTTATTCATGTCTTATATAATATACAAAGAAAATTGAGATTCTGTCAATAATAAATGTATTTATAAAATGAAATTGCTTTTTATAGATTGTGAAACATCAGGCCTACCCGAAAATAGGCATGTCTCTTATATTCAAACGAATATGTGGCCAAACATTTTACAAATTTCCTGGCAATGTGTTGATAGTGAAACATGGTCTATTTATAAAACCGAAGACCATTTTGTAGAGTCAAGAGGTAAATGGAATAAAGATGCAGAACGTATTCATAGAATTCCGGAAAGCCTTATTCAGAAATTTGGCAAAAGTCCACTAGAGGTTTTCAGTAAATTAGAGAATGACATAAGTATGTGCGATATCATAGTCGCACATAATCTGAATTTTGATAAAAATTGTATTTTAGCCGAATTTAAGCGTCTTTACAATTCAAATTTGATTAAAAACAACCCCATTCAAGTGTGGCCAATCAATAAAAAGAGTTTATGTACAATGGTTTTGACAAAGCGATTTGCTGGATCGAAATTTCCCAATTCAAACGATTATAAATTCCCTAAACTATCCGAACTCTATGCTAAACTATTTGGCAAAGAGTACGATATTAGTGGTGCTGAACTCCATAATTCCTCCAATGATGTGAGTTGTCTAATAATGTGTTTCAAGCAACTCCTTACTATTCCTGATTTTGCTCATGTTTTATCCACCTAAAACCACTGTGTATTTTGTAAAATATATAAGACATGCTATCTGTAGTAATATTTAGTAATTTGGGAAATGGGCAAAAATATGGTTTGGCACAAGATGCAAAACTTTTAGATTTGACTTTTCGTGAAATGAACGCTACAGGTAAAACAAATATTAAGATAATTCATAAGGACCCGTTTTCATATGTTGGAAAGGGTTCGGCTCCGGAAAAAGCCGATGTACATATTTATTTGGAGGTTCCGTGTAGGGCCGCATTTCCCTGGGCAAAAGTAAATATTATTATTCCTAATCAGGAATGGTGGTATACAGATGCGTGGTCTTGGGTTTTAAAAGAGAAATCCGCCGTGTTTTTGTATAAAACTAAATACTGTCAAACCATTTTTGAGAAAATGGGGGCAAAAGGTCATTATATCGGGTGGCGTGGACTGAATAATCTTCAGTCTAAAGTTGAGAAAAAGTCACAGTTTTTATATATTGTTGGCGGTTCCAAATATAAACGGGCGGCCGCCGATGTAATTGTTAATGCGTGGTCTTCCGATTTTCCGCCTTTGCTGGTAGTATGTGCCGACAAAGGATTGGAAAAAGATGGTGTTAAATGGCTTACTGGATATATGAGTGAAATAAATAAAAATGCATTGCTTGAAGAATCAAAATATCATGTAGTGTGTTCTTTTGCAGAAGGTTTGGGTTACACTATTATGGAGGCCATTGGTGCAGGGGCGCAAATTTTATGGAACGATTTGCCTGTCTATAGGGAGCGTTGGGCATCTGTTATTGGAGAAGCGGGTTGTATTAACACAACTGCTGTGGTCGATATAAGTGGCTGTGCCGATAAATTACATATTTTTAATGAAGAAGGTATTGTATATGGCGTAAAAAATCTTTTGGCCAAAAATATAGATGGAATTGGTCCCAATAAATTTACTAAGATTACCAAAGACTTTCGTAATGATTTTTTTGCTGTCTGGAAAACACTTGTTAAAAAACCTACAATTGGAGACCAAATGGGTCCATTGCCTCCTGTTCTTGGAAACTTGCCTGTGTTAGGTGTGGTTACGCTTGTTCATAATAGGCCAGAATGGTTTTCTCATTGTGTAAGAAATATAGAAATTTCCGATTATCCAAGAGATAAATTTGTGTGGGTTATTGTAGATGACAGTGATCTGAATCTAAGGGTTGATTCTGCAGTTGAAAAGGTTCGTGCTGGTTATCCTGACCTTAATATCCAATACTTGTCGCTTACTAAAAAAACACCAATTGGAGAAAAACGCAATCGTGGATGTGCTTATGCGCTTAATTCACGACAGGATTTAACGGCGTTTGTCTGTATGGACGACGATGATCACTATCCTGTAAATTCTTTACGGAATCGTGTAAGTTGGTTAATGGGTTCTGGAAAGGGGTTAGTATACTGCGCAACGCTGCCAATGTACGATATTTGTAAATACATATCCGCAATAAATGTACCCCCTTTATATCTAGGACCTTCTGAAAGGGTCAGTGAAGCCACACTCTGTTTTACGAAAGATTTTTGGAAAAGCAGAGGATTTCCAAAAACTATAAATATAGCCGAAGGTGAAGACTTTATTAAAGGTCGTGAATCGGAAACCCTTGAAATACCACCTGAGGGAATTATTGTCAGTTTTTTACATAAAAAGAATTTGACTTCACGACGGGTACCAGAGTCAAAACAGGCAAACGGTTGTCATTATGGGTTCTCAGACGAATATTTCGAAATGATATGTAAAATTGGCGGTGCTGTTTAGAGCAATCCATATTTTATTTCGGGAGTAAGTTAGTTACAAAACATAGACTTAAAAATACCTGTTTTAAGTGTATGTGGGTCTAAAACACTTTTAGTTCCAATAAAATTTTATGTATTACATCTTCTATTTGAGAATGCCAATCATCTTGAGTATCTTGTAGCCTGAATATGCGCCACTCAGTGCTTTCATTGTATCGTGGAACTGTTTCGTATGATATTTTATCGATAAACTGTGAATATGGACCATGTAACATTGCTTTTGCCGGACCGCTTATTATAATACCGGAACGACAATAACACGTGTTCTTTGGTGGTATTTCATGACCCTGGTAAATAATTATATTAAATAAAGAACTTCCGCCAAGTAAATACGGAGTTTGGTATAAACTAAATAATTTACTGGTAGATTGTATATGATTTGACGATTCTTTATTTGCCCATTTTAATGCTATATTCTGTAAAAGAAGCCTATTATTCAGGGGAAATAAAGTAACCGCTCCTTCTGTATGATTGTATAAATATGAAATACCGTATTGCCATGCCTCTGTCAGGGTCTGAAATCCTATAACAATTGGCAGTCCCTGTTGTCTATCAATAAACACTGTTGCGCATGAGTTGTATTTAGATGGTTTTTCTTGTACTGTGTCTTTCATTTCATTTATAGAGCGTGAAATCAAAGCCATTTGATTTATTGTTTGGATTGTCTGATTGTTTCAATTTTTATCCACGATTCTTTTTGGTTTTGCCTCTTTTCCCCTTTAATCTAAATGTACCTCTGTATTTTACAAATTTTGATGTTTGATTTTCCGATTCAGATTTTAGTAATAATAGTATTTCAGCATTATCTGTATAGTCTGAAACAGTAAAACCATATTCATCCGTTGTATTCGGGTTAGCCCCATACTCTATTAATAATTTTAGAATGTTTATATTCTCTGTTTGGAAAATCAGTGTTTGTCCTTTTTCTATTTTTTCATTTGGGTCGTGTCCGTTTCTTAATAATTTTTCTATTTCTTCCATATTTTCTGTTTTAATTGCCTCTTGCATTGTACGTAATATGTGATTTTTTCTTAGACCGTTTTTTTTGGTACCGGTCTAAACAATCTTTTCCTAATTAATATAAATGGACGGGTTCCAAAATATTAAGTACGAATTATTTGCTTCTGCTAATTTCTTAGATAATGACGCAGGGGCGGGTGGGGAAAAAAAGGTAGAGAATGACCCAGAATATAGAGATATAGATTTGATGATTAACAATTTATTAGACGCTACTACAAATATTATTGAAGACAAGATTTCTGATAACTCTATTATAAGCCATAAACAGGCATTAATAAAACTCTTGTGTATGGAGAATCTGAATCTATTTGAACCGTTTTTAAAGCCCTTTGAAGAACAAGATTCCTATAATAAGATTATGAAAATTTCAGACACATTATCAAACGAATTATTTAATCCATATACAAAAGGGGTTTTTGATTTCTTGAACCTTGATGTAAGTGGGGCGTACGAAAATTTTGAAGATGAGATTGGGATTCCCTTTGAGAAGTTTAATGAAATATTAGACAAGTTAAATGTGTGTTATAGAGAATCGCTAATCCGATTATTTAGAGCAGACCGCAATTTGCGTGATGCCATTAAAAGTATTGAAAACCTTTTTGAACAAGTAAATGTAATTTTGAATCTGGAAAACAATGATACTACGAAAGATTTATTGATTTCAACCGCAAAATATGTTCATACAACTGTCCAAAATGTTAAATTATACGATCTTTTTAATGAGTTTATAAGTGCAAGAAAGGCCTTTATTTCATATCGGCAATTAATCCAAAGTAAAAATGTGATTAATAGTATTGAGGCAAGTCCTACGTGTTCAATCTGTATGGTCGGTACAATAAAACAAATCGCTATACCTTGTGGTCACACTTTTTGCGATCCATGTATGTTAAAACAGTACAGTTGTTACATTTGTCGCACAAAAATAGATAAAAAGAACCGGATTTTTTTCAACTAAAATAACAAAAAAATGAATCATGATACGGCGACTAGGAATCTTAAAAATGACCGATTCTACGCAGGATTTACCCGATATTAAGGATCTTGGTGCGTTTCTTAAGAAGTGGATTGCTCTAGAGGAGGATATTAAGGAGATTGACACCACTATTCGTGAGAAACGAAAGCAGTCAAAGGCGTTAAAGGAGACGATTCTTCGTATAATGCAAGGCAATAAGGTTGAGCAGATTAATACAAATAAGGGGGCGGTTGTTGATAAGAAGCGGACAATTAAGGAGGCTATTTCAGCCAAATTTATGAAAAAGTGTATGAAGGAGTATTTTAAGGGCGATGATGAAAAGACAAATCAGATATTTGAGTTTGTGGAGGGAAAGCGTAAGGAGGCTGAGAAGCACGTTCTGAAGTTACAAAAGGATATAACAGAGGATAAGTAGTTAATCTTTTATAAAATCTGTTTCATAAATATATAATGATAGGCGGCACATTATCAACTGCTTACGATGCTGCAGTTACGCCATTTTTTACCACGGAAACATTTGATTCCAATGGCGAATCTGCCGATAAGAGGCAAAACAAGACAAAAAACATGCTGGTTTCTTTATTAGTTCTTGTAACTATTTTTATACTGTTGTTGCTTGTTGGAAAGATACTCTGGAACAGTGTATTAATAAAGTTGTTTCCTTTTGTCCAGCCAGTTAAATCCGTATGGCAGATTTTGGGTTTGACCATTTTACTGGGTTTGATAATTCCCGGATGTAACTGTACTGGTTCTTTATAAATAATGGGTGCGTGTTATCTAATTATTTGTATTTGTATTATATAATATAAATACAAAAGCGGGTTTTTTTACCTGAAAGTATTATTGTCTAAGTGCATGATTTAGTTTTTGTTTTTATATTATATTTATCTATTATAATATAAAAAATAGCATATTAAATTATTTGCGCCTTAGAGTTTTTCTATTTTTATTCTTATTCTTCTTTGTTTTATTGCCTCCTGAGATTTTTTTTGCCTTATAGCAATCTTCCAGATCGTAAAAAGTAATATAATTGTCTTTTGGATCATAATATGCTTGGCCTTGGTCCTTTAAATATAGATTTTCAGGATTACTAAATATTTCGTATAATATTCTTGGAGAATTTGCAAATCTTTTTACAACTTTTATTTTATAGAACTTATCTGGAGTTGATGAATGTTTGTTTTTAATACAGTATTTGTTACCCGCTTTAATGTCGTCAAAGTTTAACATACCCATTTATATCTATTAAAGGGACAACTTATTTTTTATAGGTTCTTCTTTTTCCACCCAAATGTGCTGTGCTGTTTCCACGGTTAAAAATATTATTATTGTTATTATTTAATTTTAATAACTTATTTACCTGTGATGCTTCTGCAGGAGAAAATACACCAATCACTATATCTCCATCAACAAGAATATTGTCATTCAGACCAATGGCAACTTTAACATTGAACTTGCGGGTATCTCCCTTTTTGATACGCAATGCTCCGGATAAATGAACAAGAAGGTCCTTTACTCCAGGACCGGAAACTACAAAACGTCCGTCACCACGTAGTCCTGTTACTTTGGCCATAAACTTTGAACCGGTGTCTTCCTTTTTACGCAAATCATTAATATATTCAGTAGTTGCACGTGTGCTTACATCGGTGGCTTTTAAAGTTTTTCTTCCCAACTTTGCTTTTGGCATTATATAATAAACATAGATATTTTCTCAATTCTGAAATCTGATTTATATTTTTTGTATTACAAAAAATATAAGGACATACAATGAACGCAAAAATATTTAGAATGTTGCCAGTTTTTCAACACTGAATGGTATCTGATATCCGGGGTCACGGGGGCCATATGGTGTGTCCAGTGAACTGTGTTTAGCCAGACATTTATTTCTTAATACAGCGCCAACTGTTTTAATGACAGAGTCAAAATGCTCTAATGGGATTTTTACATCTATTCCGTTTCTTTTTGATATCTGGTTAATTAGTGTTTTGCCCCGTGTATCGTATTTATCCATTACCAAAGTTAAATCTTTCTCTCTTGTTCCATTATTTAAACACCTTCCTACAAAGTTGCCCAACGGCTCAAAGTCGTGATTGGTATTGAATTGAAGGCTCATACTTCTATAGCCGGTGACTCCGTTATTTGTAACATCGGAATCCAGGCACGTTAATTTCGTTAAAATCAGTTTTAATTCCTCTCTATCAGTGGCATCGTCGGTTGGTGCCTTTGAAGGGTCGTCGCAACAAGGGAAAATGCTCAAAAGAATTTGCGCATCAACATTTCGCTGAATACATTTTGGAAAATTCGGAGAGATTGCCGGATTGGCAAATCCCTCTTTACTGCCCTTGGGGAAATAAGGGTACATTCTAAATAAAACTCCCATGCCAACAATTGAAATTAATAATACTAAAAAAAATAGATACTCCATATTTATCTTCTACTATATGGATTAGATTTTTATGCCTTGGTTGTTTTCTTTGCCCGTGTCTTTGGCGCAGGTTTGGCGACTGCTTCTTGTGTTTGCTGTATTTGGACTGGTTGTGTTACCTGTGTAGAAGAGAGTTCCTGCCAACTTCTAAGCAAAGTTGAAAAGTACCCCTTCAAATATTGCACAACATTTGCGATTGCCTTTATTGCTGTTTCCTCCATTCCATCAAGCGGACTTACAACAACCACCATTTCCTGACGTAATGGATGTGGGACCTTGTAACCGGCATACGCAAGTCGTGGTTCTTCGGTTCCATCCACATGACGGTCCATTAGAAATGTTTGTAAAAGATTGCCCAATGTATGCTCCTGATTCTGAAACACAAACTCAAACCCACCCGCACGTGTTGCTGAACGATTTATCACAACAGAGTTGGCACCAACTGGCAACTCTGTATCCATTGCTACATACAAAGACACCAGGTCCTCACACGCCTTAAGACCACGCTCTATGATAGTTTGAACAGCGAAAACACCAACCGATTCTACATGAAATGTGAAATCATAAGGCTCACCATTCTCATTTTGAAGATAGCAACGCTGTATCTCCATACAATCGTATTCACGGCGCAATTCATCGGCAAACTCCTTTGAGATTTTTTCTACATCGGGTACCTTTTTACTGACGGCCAACCATCTCAGGAAAAGTGCCGTTTCACGCTCTTTGGATGTATCCCGTGTATATTCGTATGAACATTGAGATACTGGAGAATAACGCATATTTACTCTGCCTGTGCTAACAGATGCCCGTGCCTTTAACGTCAGTTTCTCAGGGGGCGTATCCATATTATAGCGCTTTCTCAAGACAGTAATAAGCGCCGTTTGATTTGTAATTGGGTCTGGTGGAAAGAAATCGGTATTTGATAACAAGGTTTCCGTGCCATCCGCATTGAGTTTATATACCTGAATGTCAGATGCCGTCACATTTACAGAAGTTTGACCCACATTTTCCACATTGATTCTGAACTCATGCTCATCTGGATTGAACTCTGCTGGATTTTCAACGGCAATAGGTATCATTCCAAGACGGTGCATCAGCATTTCATTCACAAGAGGGGTTGTATTTGTTTGTATTTTAACATCCGATGCCTCAGGAGGCTCTGTCTTGAATCCCACAGTGGGAACCGCTGCCAAAATCTGTCGTCGCAGTGTATTTGCCACCGTTACGTGAATTGGTGCTACACGAAATGTGGCCTGTATTTGGTGACCGTTTTTGCTGAAAAGGGCCGGGCCTGTTTCCTTATATTCTGTAAATCTAGCAATTTCTGATGCCATTCTTTAATCTATTTAATAATGAATTATTATTCTCAACTTTATATGCTTTGGTGCGCAAAATAAAATAATCAAAAATACATTTAATCAACAATGAGCAACAGAGCCAAACACGTTTGCTTTTACAGTAAGAAATGCCCACTATCAAAAGTTTTTCTAGAGGAACTTGTGAAGACACCTTATACAAACGAATTTCAGTTTATTTGTGTTGATCCCGGCCCCAATCGTCCTAAATTACCCACTTGGCTAAATGCCGTGCCAACACTACTGATTGATGGGGAACCAGACCCACTTGTTGATGAAAAGGTAATGAACTGGCTTTCTCTAAGAAAAATTCAAGCCCCGGCATCATCCAGCAATAATCGCTTTGTGGAGCCACCTCCTCCCAAAATTACATCTACACGCAACAATGAACCTGCTTTTAAAATGCCCGAACCTATTCAAACACGGTCTTCACCTGGAGCAACGGCCAAAGAAGTAAAACAGCCAACGCCCGAATCTGAACCTGTTTGGAATTCTATGGAATTATCCTCCGGGAATAAATGGTCCGATGCTTATTCCTTTATTGAGGACCAGTTCAGTATTGAAAAGGGTACCGGTGGAAGTCGTTTTGAGCGTAATTTTTCTCTACTGGACGATGGTATGACGAACCATAATTCCGCTGGTCCAAAAGAGCCTATGAGTGAAAAGGCTAAAGTCTTGAACAACGCATTTGACGATTTTAGAAAACAGCGTGATGCAGATTTACCCGGACCTATGGCAAGACGCTAAAAATTTGAACTGCGCTAAGCCATTTGTTTTTCTTTCAAAAAAATTACTATATGTCAGCACTGTCAGCATTTAATAAAACACTTGTTGATTTCTTTGAGGATATGGCGGACACCTATCCCGAAGAGAAGGATATCAGACAGGCCTCAGATGGTTTGAAGACATTGAGGAAGATGAATCCCAAGTTGATTCACAAAACCTTTATGGAGGCGGTCTATACGGAGTTCAAGGAGCCTATTCTTAATAAGAATGAGGATTTGCTGGTTAAAAGAGCGCATGAAATCTTGAATAGTCCTGGTTATTCCGATATTTCCTATGCTTTCTGGATATTTGATAAGCACTGGAAAACTATGTCTGAGGCCAATAAGAATCATGTATGGAAGTACTGCCAGGCGTTGATTTTACTTGCTGAGAAGGCACAAGGGTAGTTTAAAAATTATTTGAAATAAGTTTTCATAATATTTACAATATTATAAAAATTGTATTAGATTTTTTTAACCTGGAAAAACACTGCGTTCTGAACTTAAGACGTATTTCCGGAGCAGTATCAAGAATGAGTGCACCCAAGTTCAAAGAAATTTATCAGCAGTTTTTGGGTGAAGTTGGACTTACCTTTCCAGAATTAGATTCCGCCACCAACAAGGCCTTAAAAAAGACAGGCTGGGTTGAATTTTCCCGCACAGTTGCTCCTATTCTTGATAAAATCGCTACCAGGGACGCAACAATATTTGACGATAAGGGTGTAGAGATTGCGCCTGGTGTGCGTATGACTACAAAACTTTGGAAGTCCGCTGGAAAGGGTACCCATAAGGCAATGTGGGATTTCTTGAGTTCGTTGGTCTTACTTGCTTCGTATGAGAAAAAGCATTCTAAGACTGCCGATGAGGAGAATAGTTTTTTTGACATTAGTGGGGCTGAAGACAACTTGAGAAAGATGTTTGATGGTCTTGGAAAACAGTTTTCCAGTGATTCTTTCGGTAGTTTCTTTGACGGCATTAAGGAGGCAGCGGCCGGATTAAAGGAGAAATTCGGAGATGCCATGGGTATTAGTGGAGAAATGCCCAAGATTCCTGAGCGACTGTTCAAGGGACACATTGCTAAGATTGCCGAAGAGTTGGCACGGGAATTTAAGCCAGAGGATTTTGGAATTTCGCCCGAACTTATGAATAGCAATGATACGGTGGCAGTATTTGAGTACTTACAGCAGATATTTACCAAGAACCCTGAGACACTGATTCGTGGAGCCAAGAAGATTGCCTCAAGGATTCAGGAAAAGTTAAAGAAGGGTGAGGTGCGTCGTGAAGAACTCATTAAAGAGGCAGAGGAACTCATGGGTGAATTCCAAAATAATACGATGTTTAAAGATATGTTTGAGCAACTCAGTTCTACTTTGCGTGGTAGCAGTGGAGGAGAGTCTGAGCCATCTGAGCGAAGGCGGGTTGTACAGGAGCGCTTACGTAAGAAGTTGGATGCAAAGAAGGCGCAAAAGAAGGAGGAGTAGATTTATTTTTGATTTTATTTTATATTTGGATAATCAGACATAAAATAGAAACATGTATTTTAAATAGAATGAAAAAATATTTTTTGACCTTTGGTGGCAATGGTCCGAATTTTCATAATGCCGTTAAAAGAATCTGTGCCGAGGCCCAAGAATTTTCACTATTTGATGAAATTTTAGGCTTGACCGAAAAAGATTTACAGAATAGCACCGAATTCTGGCAAAAACATGCCAATTTTTTAAATAAAAATAGAAGAGGCTACGGATACTGGATTTGGAAGTCCTATCTTGTCAAAAAACAATTGGAAAAAATGGAATATGGCGATTTATTGCTGTATGCCGATTCGGGTTGCGTTTTGAATATTAAGGGAAAAGAACGACTAAATGAATATTTTATAATGGCAGAACAAAGCGCAAATGGTATATTTTCATTTCAACTTGACAAAAAAGAAGGACAGTACACTAAAATGGACCTTTTTCACCATTTTAATTGTTTAAATTTTATTGAAACGGAGCAATTAGTCGCTACAATATTTATCATCCGAAAATGCGACATTTCTATTAATCTTGTAAATAAATGGTATGATACCTGTTGTATCTATAAATTAATAGACGACAGTCCATCTAAAATTCCCAACGATGCTTCATTTAAGGAGCATCGCCACGACCAGAGTGTGTGGTCTATTATAAGAAAACAGAGTAATGGAATTATAATTCGTGACGAAACATATTTTAAGCCATGGGATTTGGGTGATAAATTTCCAATTTTAGCAATGAGACAAAAATAGGGTCTTTATTTGCTTTTCATACTATTATTAACCATATAATAGTACGAAAATAACTATTGATGTAATTAACGGATATTTCCTAAAACTTAAAATCATATATTGAAAATAGGGTTACAATGGCTTCACTTAATAATTGTCCATTGTTTTGGACGGATGATCCAAACATTCTTTTAGAAAACGCCAGTGATTTTTTCCCATTTAGTGAAGAGTCTAAAATATGCTCATCAACTGCTTTAAATAGTCTAACACGATTTGGAATCTATCTTGGATTGGTACTTTTTGTTTTAACTAGAAAAACTATGTATTTGGGCATCCCGGTATTTGCTATAATATTGACAATTTCTTTATATTACGGTATGAAACAAAAGGGAACTTTAAGGAAAGGTCCATATGAAGGGTTTCAGACTGTTGAGCCTTCAACTGTAGTAGATAAGGTAATAGAGGATATTATTGGTCTAAATGAACGTATATCCCCAACGGGACCAAACCCCTATATGAATTTTTTGATAAACGAAATATCAGAATTACCTAAAAAGCCTGTTGCTAAAAACATAGAACACAGCGATGTTAAAAATTCTATAGAAACCAAATTAAATAAGAAACTTTATGGCGACCCCGGTGATGTTTGGAATAAGAATCAGGGGCAATTAACATTTTACACAATGCCATCAACAAGTTTGCCAAACGATCGTGAATCATATCAGAATTGGCTATATCGTGTACCCGGCAAGACTTGTAAAGAGGGAAATTCAGCAGCCTGTGATGTAGCCACGGATGGAAGTCCAGTTGTTTATTTATCAAATATGTAAAGTAGGGATGTCCAGTGATAGTCAATCAAACGAATTCGTAGTAAACAAATTTACACGAGTAAAGGACGATGTATGTTCTTATAATCACGAATACCGTGAATCTGTAGGGCCTGGCCGTTATGGAGTGACAAATTTAGTGCCGGATAGGGCGCAGGTAATACCACAGGCTCTTTCCAATCCTACTATAATTGCCGCAGAGGGATTTGGCTTTGACCAACAGCAAATCGACAGCGACAGTATTTTAAGAAACAATCCCACTCTTGAAGGGCGCTCCCGTTGCCCCCTAAGGGTACAGTCCCGGCCTTTTGCCACTGTACCTTACATGGCCAGTGGACGGGGCAACCAGGAACTGGAATCTAAATTACAGCAGTCTGAGTTTGTACGCACGGGAAGGGAATGTGGAACCGTTACTGAAACATTTTTCAGTACGCAATTTGTTCCCCTGATACCCCATTTGGAAAACCACATTCAAAATCCTAAAAACCTTGTCCCGGAAGTGGCGGCAGCTGGTTGGATTCGTGGAGGTATTCCCAGCAGACAGTATATTAGGGATCTGAATGTTTAAATTTTGTTTTATCATTAAAATATAAATTTTACCACAAGTATTAAAATTTATATTGATTTACACGAAAAAAAATAAGTTTGCTCATCAGAAGAGATGTCCCAACCAGCCCAAGTGCCTCAAAATGAAAATGTTGCTGCGCCAACAGGATCTAGTCCTATGTGGACCCAGAACTGGACACGCATCGGAGCCACCGAAGGTGGCAATGTTCGTGACCAGCAGTCTGCAGATGCCTATTCCTATGTTCTTATACCCGAAAAGTGGGAGAATCCCAACAAGTGTCGTAATGCTCTTGGTATGGTAGGAGGCTCCGAAGTCTCCCACATATCCGGTAACATTGTTGATTTAGAGTCCGACTTATTTGGAATAACCCGCCCGCAGTCCAAATGTAACTCCAAGC